GGGTGCTGCCGCCTTCAATTGCTCCAGCCACCGTCAGCGCACCGTTCATTCCAACAGCACCACTCATGTTGATCTTGGTGTCAGCCGTAATGTCAAGGTGACCATCAACCGAACTAGAGATCTTAAGAGCCGAATCACGGAATTGTAATTCCTGTGCGCCTTCCAAAATAGCGTGATGACCTAGATCATACTTGAAATTTGCACCAGCAAAACCGCCGTCGTTGTTGTTTGTCTGGATAGAACCAGACGCACCACCTGGCTCGTTACCAGCAGCGGCGTCATAAACCGAGTTAAGAGCCGCAATAATGCTCTGATTATTGATGGAACTGGAAAGGGTGTTGTCGTAGCTACCCGACGTGCCCCCTTTCAAACTATAGAACGACCCATTATCATTAACTGTCAAGCCACCGAGCATTACACCATTTAATTGGTATGGTGCTGCGGAAGCAGATACTACATTTGCCATATTATTTTCCTCCTAAAAGAAAATAAAATTGTTTTTTTACCTACCGGAAAATCCGGCAATTCATATGCAACTTTTTGGGAACAAATAAAGAAAACTCTTTATTAAAACTGAAGAGTGGAAAACCGCGGCCATCTTCAAGTCAGCGCGTTTGTATTGCTGACATGGCTTATACGCTGTATATAGGTTTTCTATTCACCTTTGGATTGGTATTTATCTCTTTTTTTATGCCAAAAGAAATAATACTTTGAGACCAAGTTTAGCTGGCGCTCGTCACATATCTAACGGTTGGCGGGGTGCTGGGAGCCGCTGTGCTATCTTCGGCAGCAGCGGTTACGCACCAATGGCTAAAGCCAGAACTAAACGCCATTCCCTCTGGAAATACATAACTTCTCTTTACTGAGGCAGCGCACTTCAGCACGATGCTGGCTGCGGTTGTCCCAGCCGTAGCACTAGTGGCATCAGCAAGTTTAAAATAAACGATGGCAGCAAGACCCGTATTGTCAATTTCCACCATGTAGAGGGTGCCAGCGGCACCTGTTGTATTGTCTACCGCAGAGTTGGTTGCAGCCGTGTCTTGAACTAGTCTAGCGCCAAGAGGATTAGATTGGTTGGTAACTGTGACGGCCATGGGGTTAGCTCTCCCTTTGTTTTCGATAAATAAACATTCTCATTAGTTAGTCTCGTGAGTGCCCTTTAAACGGATTATCTTATCATTTTATTCGCGAAAAAGAAATTAAATAAAAAAGCCCCACCCGAAGGTGAGGCTTGGAGCGGGCAGTCGGGTTCGAACCGACGACATTCAGTTTGGAAAACTGACACTCTACCAACTGAGTTATGCCCGCATATGGTGCCCAATGGAGGTGACGCTCCCCCGTCTACTGGATACAAATCAGTTATTCTGCTGTTGAACTAATCGGGCAAAGGCTGATTTTGAATCAAGAAGATCAGCTAACTTCTTTGTAGAACCGCTAGGACTTGAACCTAGATAGAAACGCTTCAGGTTTGTGCTGGTTTCCCAACTCCCTGGACTATATCATCATCTACAGCACAATCTGTTTAGATGTCGGACGCTAATCTTGTATTATGCTGAAAGTTCGTTCAGCCCCAAGTAGTCTCTGCACCTTCCTACCACGCTTGGTAGGCTTGGCTCAGGATTGCCATACCCCTAAGGGCTTAGGTTTCCCTGAATTCATCCGATTTGCAACAATCATTTCTGACTGAGGTCACCCTTGATGAGGCGTTCTCATTAACCAAATTATGATACGGTTCCGTATTCTTTAATAAATTTATCAAACTCTTGATTTACAAATTCAGGGTTATGTTTCCCCCTATCTTTTATAACATATGGAGTGAACCCTGCCTTTATGATTTCTTTGATCTTGATGCGATCCCTATTTTGTACCTGTTTCACACTGTGTGCTTCAGTTATCTTTTTGTAATGCCAAACTCCGTTCCACATAACAGCAACCTTGATAGACGGGATAATAACATCGGCATCCCAGCCATTAAACATTGGTTCATTACATAAAACCTCTTTGTAGACACCGCCGCAAAGCTCGGAAAATAGAATCTCGTTTTTACTTCGCCGTGTATCCTTTTGAACCTCGGCTGAAATCCTGCCTCCTTTTCTTCCCAACGCTTGCCAATCTCTAAACTTAGCAGCACATTTTCTGCTGCAATATTTCTGTGATCTTTTAGTCTGTGCAACATCAAAATGTTGATCACAACCCTTACAAAACCGTTTTACCATTTCAACTGGCTTTCCCATTCCTGATCGGTAGTTCACGCCAGTCATAGTTTTACTTATTTTCTCGTTGATTTCTTTTCTTTTGCTTTTTGTTGAGAAGCTCCGAGCGCATTCACGACTACAAAACTTTCCATTAGAATATTTGCTGTATTTTACAGCCTCTTTACTATCACAATTCATACATTTCATTTCTTTTCCTCCTATAGTATATAGTCGGCTTGAACTAAAAACGTATAGCTTTGTCTCATTTCCTATTCAGTTTTCAAAAAGCGTCTGATGGTTTGGTAGCCGCCCCATCACTATAATACTATAACATATTCTGATTGTGTGTCAAATCTTTTTCTGTGTTTCCAAGATTACTATACTCTTTTTCTACCAGTTTTCTAAATGTTTTTTCGAGCCCTTGATTTACCCTGCGAGCATGCGGCATAATGTCATGCCGTATAATGCTGCGCATGAACTTTCTGTCTGCGTTGGCGGGGTCAACCAAGAACGGCACTTCCTTACGCTCGCACCAATCTTCTAGGGAGCGTTTAGAGGTAGAGATAAAGGGTCGAAAAACGTTTTTATTGCGGTAGGGAATAATCTTACCCTGTCCATGTATTGAAGAGAATAAATACCACTCTATCACATCGTCTAAGTTGTGACCCGTAACGACTGGATCGTGAAAGCTGCGAAACATTTTGTACCGCTCATCACGCCAGTGCTCTTCAAGTGATTTGTGCGGAGGACAATCATTATAATTAACTCCTATCACAAAGGGAATATCTCTACTTTCGCAAAAGTTCTTTACAAATCTTTTACATTTCTTCCCGAAGTCTGTGCCGTGGTCAAAATAGACTGCGGTCACATCGTGATTGTTGCTGAGAAAGTCTAGGATAGCCATTGAGTCTGGCCCGCCGCTGACGGCAACTGCCAACTCTCTCGGCAACTTTCCCAAAACTTTAAGCATTTAAATTCCTTTGTGGTCCCGGCAGGACTCGAACCTGCGACCGACGGTGTAGAAAACCGATGCTCTAATCCAACTGAGCTACGGAACCAGATTTGAGGAGTTTCGGAACCTACACGCGTAAAAGCAGGTTCTCCCTGTTACTTTGTATCTAACCCTAAAAGCTGTTTTCCACACGCAACTCCCCGAAGGTATGTGGTTACTGCAAGTAGGGACGCTGGCTCTTTATGTTTCCTGCCAGATCGGTTCAGGTTTACCCTTGACACTTATCGTCGTCGGGTTTTGCCAATCTCCATTTTGTATCTCCTGTGTTTTGTGTAGCCAATAAATAGATCTATAAAAAGTAACCGAGCGCAAACCCGGAAAGAAACAAAGTAGGCATCAACCAACTTGACCTTTCAGCAGTAATTTCGTTTCGCCCGGCTTCAAGCAGAAAAAGCGGAGAAACTCCCCAATTGGGCTTTTCCAAATCTTCCTGTGTTAGAGTGCCTGCTTCAAGATTGGCCACAATACAATCATGTAATTGCTCCATGTCTTCAAAATTGTTCCACTGGTCCATATTCTCTCCTAAAGTCCGTAGACGCCAATTACATCTTTTGCGTTGTCTTCAAGAATGTTTCCACGGGGGAAGTTCTTAGCGGGAGCTTTCCAAGAAGCAGCCTTCCAAATCAAGCCGTCCTCTTTGCTCACGAAGAACCAAACGCTCTCGCTGGAACTACGCTTTTCCTTTTTGGAAATCTTGTAATACTTTCCGCCGGGATACACCTTGATATCGGGAGCATCGAGGCTACCGTCAAACTTAGAATCATAGTGCTCCTTAAGCATCTCATTACATTGCTCAAGGAAACCATTAAGATGAAACTCAACTTCGGGATTTGCGATGGCCATTATGACACCCTTTCTAAATCACGCTCGGAGTAGAAGGGATCGTAGCGATCTTCCGAGCCGGGATACTGAACCTTGTAGTTGCCTCCGGACTCAGCCTGCATGACCAAGGCGACCTTGCCAGCCAACTTCCAACGCCCGTTGCGCTTGTTGTCCTTGAAGCGGACTAGCGAACCGACAGGATACCTGGGAGGCAGCGCAGCCACCGTATTCAACGCTTGCGTAATGTTGTCAACGTGGTAGCCTGCGAAGTAATCCGTGTAAGGATCGCTCTCATCGCCGTCACTCACGATGTGCGGAGAACTGATGGAGTCGTTGCTGTTGACCCAAAAGGAAATTGTCTGGTTAGAACCCTCAAATCGGGCATAAACCTTAGATGACCCATTGCCGTGGTGATCAAGATCTTTGATTACCACCTCACGGTCTACGAGTTTAGCACGATTGCGAATCTTCTTGATAGCAGCAGCTTTTTTCATAACTGTCTCTCCCTCATTCATATAATAGCACGGATTAGGAGTAGGTCAAGTTTTATTTTCTGTTATTATTATTTCGGCAGTTGGCAGCCATCCTCGGTATGCCTGATATTCATTTTCGGGAACCCCCGCCGAGACCACTAATGTTCCAGCTTGTTGATTGTGTAGACATGCTATGGAATCTTTTTGCATAACAATATGCCAGCCTTTCTCGCCGTACCTTTTTATTTTTTGGATGGTGCGATTTGATGCTCTTTTGGTGGCTTTGAGAAAAACGATTTTATCCACCTGTTTTCCTCCAATTTCACACCAGCCGCCCTATACGGCGTAGTTGGGCACTTTATTTAAAACCCGGTAACCTCGGGCGGAAACATATTAGTTGCTGGGATGGGATAACATTCCATCATATCTTTCGGGACTTCGAAGAAATCCATGTCAATCATAAAGGTCTCCACCGCATCTTGCAGGGTAGGAGCCCAGATGGTAAAGATTACGCCGCGGACTTCGATTTGAAAGCAGTTCATTTATTTTCCTTTCGTGAACTTTTGTTTCGTTTGCTACGCATATATATCAATTGTTCCCTCTGCAATTTTTGCAGAGTTCTTGTTCTTCTGTTGCTTATCTTCTTCAACAATTCTCGCTGCTTCTCTGCGTGCTTTGATTTCAGCCACACGATGAACATCAAAGTTCCACCAGGCAAAAGCAGGGCTAATAGAATACCAGCCAGTAGCGTAATTGATGGGATCACTCACTTATACTCCTCTATTTCTTTATATAGGTTTGAAGAGCTAAAATAAGCTCTGCTGGCCCTTGAATGTCGTGGTAAGCGGCGCATTTCATAGCAATATCCACATCATTTCCGTCGGGGGTTATTTTATCCCCAAAAAATATGCATTGAGCAGGAGACTCTCCTATATTTTGGAGAGCATAGCTTTTATCCCACCCTTCACGCGTCACGTCAATCGATATTTGACCACCGAGCCTAAATGATAATCCCCATCCACTAAAATCTTCTCGCAACTTATCGATAATCTTTTTTCGTTCTCCGCTTTTTTGGTCCCACTTCACATAATCTTCGCGCTGGGTAGTGGTGCAGTTTCTGCCAACTACAGAAAAGTTAATTTGGCTTTCTCGCCACTCAACAAATGTTCCGGTCTTAAATTTGGTATGGGTATCTGCCGCAGTTTTGAGGAGCACGTTAACAATATGATTAATATCCGCGCGCGAGTAGTGGTCAAGCAGGGTCACCTTGTGGATAAGCTCCGGCTCGATAGCTCTAGTTTCATCATCCATATCCAGGCGTGTATTATAAACTCTCGTTCCGTTGCATGCAAACACGCGGTCAAACACGTTGAGTAAAGTAGCGTTTGGAATTTGCTCTTCTATTTTGGCGAAGTCTGATCCTGTTACTAGATACTTTTTAGATGCCATCGGGAGCGATTCGAGCGCGGTCACCACCTCCTCGGAAATTCTTTGGCGAGGGTCGGTAAGTGTTCCATCCATATCAAACAAAAATGCTTTGGCCTTTTTCATACTAGTGTTTCTCCACTTACATACCTTAAAAACTCCCGCAACTTTACAGGAGGCATCATTAAATAACACACAGTTTCATATTCGCTCTCGTTAATCACAAAGCAATTCTCCTGGGGGGTTACAGCATATCCCGTTGGAAAAAGAAGAAGGGTATAAATTATAGTATTCTCTTTATCCTCATTGTAGGAAGCCGGCTGCAAAAAAGCATCAATTATTACTCCCAACTTATTAAATCGACTTGAGCGCGCAAACGTTCCGAGCGGAACTGCCCTTTTCGGATAATCATCCAAGGTGTCAGATTCCTTCAATGCACTAACAATCTCCTTGACGAAGATATTTTCTGTTTCTTCGGTTGTATCACTCATGTGTCTTTTTTATAAGTAGGTCTTATTTTAGGGCTCACCACTTTTAATGAATGGTCGGCTCTTTAATATCGTCGTCGAAAAGCATCATCATTTCAATTGAAGCGGCGGCTTTCAGCAGTTCAGCGCGCCGCCAGGAATCCAAAATATCTAAGTTGTCTAAAGCCGTAAAAAATTGAATCGGTGTGATGCCAGGAGTATTTCCTAGAGTTTCGAGAATTTCTCCGGCTTCGGCGAGTATTCTGTTTTCCTCTTCAAAGCTTTTCACATTTTGTTTTTTGATGACAATGTTTTCCTACAACACATCCTGCCACTTGGTGCCGACTTCATCCAGCAGTTGGGTAACTTCGTCAGCCCACTCCGCATCCATCATCTGCTTGCCCCAGCGGGAGATGGTAAGGCCAGGAGGGAGAAGCGTAATATTGTTGCCCAAGTAGCCATCTTCGTTGACCTTGCCGCCGATGACGGGGCTGACCATCCTAGTGCTGGAGTCGCTCGGGGACGCTCTGTAGTGGTAGGAGGTCTGCTGGGGGAGGTCCCGAGAAAACGCTGCCCAAGTCTCTGAGCCGTTCTGCTTCCTCACACGGATGTAGGTGCTCTGAACGTACCACTCTTCAATATTGGTGTTGCAACCGTCACTGGTGTCCAAATCCTGTTTGGCAATCTCTTCCCAATTGATACCGGTGACGACGCCGAACTGCGTGGCGTAGTGCCCCTTGTCGTAGTCGTATTCTCGGTACCGCATCAGAGCGCCAGGAACCAACCCTGCCTGCTCCAAGGAAGCCCGCATAATGCGGTGAGCCAAGGCTCTTACCGAGCCGCAAGTGATGATGTGTTCCTTCTTGGCTTCGCAGGTGCGAGAGTTGTGCCCACGCTCGTTGCAGAAACGGCACTTACGACCGCCGCTCTTCTTGGTGGCATTCAACTTGTTGAGGCGGTTTTGCTGTTCTTCCCAGAGCCACCGCTCTTGGTAACCAAAATTGTCTTCGTGCCACTTGCCGGCGGTTTCAATCGTAGCCTGGAGACGCTGCCACTGAGAATTCCCGCGGTATTCCCGTTCGGTGTTTGTGATCTCAATGTTGTATTTCTTTGCGAGATCTTCCATACGCTGGTAGTTCTCTTTGATCCGGGGGCAACTACGGCGATTGTGTCCGTACTGTCCGCAGGATTGGCATTGGTTCTGTCGTGTCATAACGTCTCTCTCTCCACTAGTATATTACCATGGATACAGTATGCGTCAAGTTTTTAATGCAATAAAAAAGCACCCCCGAAGGAGTGCTGATTTATCATATAATTTAAACTTTAAATTATGAGGTGGCTGCCGTAACACAAACGAGGGAAACACGCAGAATAGCGTCGGTCGTTTGGGTTCCCACATCGCCATGTGTCACTCGAACAGTAATAGCACTATCCGACCCGTCATCGCCGTCGGGAGGGATCGCGATTGGCGAAATCACTTGGGCCGCCACTGCGTTGATACTCAGGGCAATTGTGCCACTGTAGCAATCATTGGAATTGGCTGTCCCCACATCGGTAATATTAACTGTGCCACCGCCGGCACTTGCTGTCTCTACAGCGATTTCTCCACACAGAACGAATGAGCCTGCGGGGACGAGATCGGAAAAGTCAGTAGTCTGCGCGTCGTCGGAAACTGTTGCAGTGCCGTTTACAATTTGCAACGCTGCGCTCATTTGTCCTGATTGAACAACAGGGTTAATAGCCGCTCTTTCGATCGCTAGACCGCTTTGTCCACCATATTGTACCAAACCTTTATTATCATTGATAACTGTTCTAACCATAATAATTTCCTCCTATTTGTTCGCATGATTCCGACACGACGGCGATATCGTCTTATGGAATGTGCCGGGCCTATTGTTAAATAGTATTAAGGTTCGGCAATAGAGGATAATCATGAAATTAATTCATAATCTAGTATTTTTATTTCCCGCGAAAGAGGTTCTTCGGTTTTGGCGCATAAATCGGTCGTCAAATACTTCTTATTTCCGTCTGGAAGCACAGTAGCGACGTTTGAACCCTCTGGAAGCTCGCTGGCCTTCAAAATAGCCCCAAAAACATTGGCTCCAGACGAAATACCGACAGATAGCCCTAAGTTATTGATTTGTCTAGCAATATTTATCGCATCGGCGTCATTTACTCGTAAAACAGGGCTAAGTGCTTGTAAATCCACGATTTTTGGTATAAAGCTGTCTCCGGTGCCTTCAATTCGATGTTTTCCGTCTTTATTCTCTCTCGGAAGGATGGGGTAAGCCTTAAAGTCGTTTTTTTCGCTTTTATTGGTCGAAAGTTCCGAAAAATAGTGAAAAAAGCCCATTACGGTGCCCCCAGTGCCGATTCCGGCAATAAAAACGTCTAATTCTCCCAAATTATTGATTCTTAGTGCATTTTCGAGTTCGGGAGCCGTTGTTTGGGCGTGTGCAAGCACGTTCCACGAGTTTTCGAACTGTTTTGGGCAGAAATAGCCGTTTTTCTTGCTTTTCTTGGCTGCGAGGGCTATACACTTGTCAAACCCGCCCTCTTTTAGCGTTATTTCGAGCAATTTTGCTCCGTAGAAGCGCATAAGGCGTTTTCTTTCGGTAGAAAGCCAGCTTGGCATGTATATTTGAACGGGATGACCCAGGTAAGCCCCCATAGCAGCAAAAGAAATGCCCGTATTGCCGCTTGTGGCTTCTACTATGGTGTTTCCGGGTTCTAGCTGACCCGCTATGTAGCCGGCTTCAAGGATTTGGATGGCCATGCGGTCTTTGATGCTGCCGGTAAAGTTACCAACCTCGTATTTTGCTAAAATATAGAGTTTTTTCCCTTCAAACTCGCACTCTAGTCTTAGGGTGGGTGTGTTTCCAACGAAATTTCGGAGTTTTTTGAGTTTTTCCGGCACTGTGTTCATTGGGAGTGCCTAGCTGTCTCTCCAGAGGTTGTTGGCGGCAAACTTAATAACCTCGGCAGCCGAGTCTTCGCTGTAATTGTAATCTTCGATCAGCGTTTTCACCATTTCGTTATATTTGCCCTGTTGCTTTTTGTCGCGGCTCTTGGATTTGGTAACAATGCGTGAAATTTGCTTAACTGAGGAGGTTAGTTTGTTTTCGATCGCCTCTCTCAAAGGCGTATAAGACTGCCAATCTACTTTTTCTCCGCGCCGAAGCTTGGAAAACATGTAGGCGGTAATATCCACGCGGAAATTATCTTTAGCGGTGCCGACGATGCCGATCTGTTCTTCTATCGACACTAAGAATTTCTCATCGGGTGCAATTTCTTCGTTGGTTATCCGATCCTTCAGCGTTGCCATATTAACATATGCCTCGGCGTGGTCGAGATAGTTATTAAATAGCGATTCCGCTTGCTCGTCATAAGCGGAAACGAATGCCTTGGTAATCTCTTTTTCCAAGATGACGAGATATTCCTCGTGAAGAGTCTTGCCCAGGAAATCAAGATACCGACTGCGGTCATCCTCTACTACAATTTGATCTTTAACTTGTTTGATTAACGCTTCGCGGATAGAAATAGGCGTCACCATATTTTTGTCGCTATCAGACAAAGCAGAATCTATAGCCTTCATGATAAATCGAGTGGAAATGCCAGTCATTCCTTCTCCTCGCGCCTCATCGCGCAAGTCATTAATATCGACCTTTTTTATATGCCCTTTCTCTATGACTTCTGCCCCATCGTATAGTTTCATTTTAGTGAGGGGGTCTACTTTGTTGGATAAGTGCAGCCGGCTAAGAACTGCGAACATGGCGGCCACTTCTAAGGTGTGTGGGGCAACATGGGCGTCGAAGTCAGAGAGCGCGAGCATCTTCTCATAAATCTTTTGTTCTTCCGAATATTCCAGGCAGTAAGGAACATTGACCCTAACGATGCGATCTAGAATTGCTTCATTAGTATTTTCAGATTTAAACTTGTTCCATTCGGCTTCATTACAATGAGCCAAAATAACACCGTCAAAATAAATCATTGGACCTTTACCTGGCGATGGAATAGATTTTTCTTGAGTGGCTGTAATCATGGTATGCAAGAACTCAATCTCATTTTTGAATACTTCCACAAACTCTACGATCCCGCGGTTGCCTACGTTGAACGCGCCGTTCAAAGATAGAACTCGGGGATCGTCTTCGGCATATAGATCAAGCTTAGAAATATCTTCGCTCCCGATCAACATAGTCACATCCTGGCTGTTCGCATCCATGGGAGGAACAACACCAACTCCGCGCCTGCCGCGCACCGAGAAAGAAGATTGAGCAATAGGCATAGAAGTATAATCGTTGTCATATTCTTCCTTTAGTCTAAAACGACAAACGGGGCATAGGTCGCCCTCAATACGCAATCCATAAATGCTTTGAAACTGTTCTCGTAATGAACGAGGAATCAAGTGGAGTGGTTCTTCATGAATAGGGCACCCCTCAATATGATACATGGAGTCGCACCCCTCCAGGGCTGCTTTGACATGTTCCATAAGGGCTGATTTGCCCGCGCCAACCGGGCCCAGCAGCAGAAGCACTTGGCGGCTTTCCTCGCCCTTAAGGGAAGCTGATCTGAGAAACCTCATAATTTTGGCAAGGGATCGCTCCATGCCAAAAAACCTGCTTTGGAAATAATCGTATGTTTTTAATTCTTCCCCGTTGAATAGTTTGTTACAGCGCGGGCTGCCTTGAGACATTCTTGTGATTCCATAACCGGTGATGGCCTCATAGAGCCTCTTGTGAGCAAGTTGGGTTATAGACGAATCTTTCTCCAGCAGTTTAAGATAGTCTTCCAGAGTTCCGTGGAATGTTTCCACCTTTTTCTTTTCTTGGTGTTTCTCAACCAAGGTGAGAAATTTCTCTGACTTCTTTATTTTCGTCATCTATTAAAACTCCCAAGTGTCATCTTCTATAACAGTAGTAAATCTTACACCACCTTGCCATAGAGTGTTAATGTGCTCAAAAACTTTATTTGCTTCTGATAACTCTAAATCCCTTCCGTCGTGCTCATGTTTTAATATAAGCGTTCCGTCTTGGAGCAGTTCGCTAACAAATATTACGGGCACCGAATTAAGCCCTATGTTTGTAATTAGATCGTCTCGGATAGTTTTCCAACTCTTCTCGCCCGTAACCTCGGTAATGCGATTATATCCTTCTTGTGGTTGGAATGAATAACTAAACAAATTCAGTTCTTTGCACAAATCATAATCTAAATAAGATTTAATAAAACTTTCGTCGTTGTGTGTTTCTCGTATTCGCAAGCATTCACTAAATCCTTGTTTTTCCTCAATATATTTGAACATTTTATATCCAAGGTGATAGGGATTTATTCTTCCCAAATGAGGTCTAATCACTTGATTATGCAGCCGAATAAATGCGAGATGATATTCGGGAGGTAAATCTAGCGACGTAAGGATTTTTTCATGGATCAGGCATGCCCAACCCTCATTCATAATTTTCGTCAGTGCCTGCGGCATAAAATATGATGACTCTTGAGCTACGATATTAATAAGGTCTCTCTCCCATTCTTCCAAGAAGCGACTATATTCCGCCATGAATTGTAAGACGTTTATATCAGGTTCTAGGGGGATGCGGTTTAGATCAAATTCATCCCATCTTCCTGTTGTGTCAGATATTTTAAGATCGTGGTAATATTTTAAAAGCTCTTTGTGGTTTCTCCTTTTCATTCCAGGGGTGCGAGGAATTTGAAAGCGAATAGAATGGCAGGCATCCAATATTTTTTCTACCCTCTCTATTCCAATAGTAGGGTCTTCCACATATTTCTTGATGCGCTTAGAGGCTGACTTAAATCGAGAAAGAGCATTGTCTGCGTCAGTCTCGATGAACATGCGGTTGTTCTTAAAGAAATCGCTATGCCCGACGCAATGTGCCATTGTAAGCACATGAGTGGGCATCGGATTTTCTGTCATCAAGTAAGAGATGCTGGGATTGGAGTTAATGATCATTTCATACGGAAGACCCGACATTCCTAAATTATATTCTGTCTGAATGCGATCAAAAGATTTTCCGTATGACCAGTGTCGGTAGTGTGTAGGTAAGCCTGAATAGGCCATGTGCCCGATCATCTCCTTATAGTCGCATATTTCATAATCAATCGGGTACCAGTCTAGCCCAAGCTCTTTCCCGAGATTACAAATTTTAGAATCCCATTGCTGTAGCTCGCTCATTGACCATTCAGCCATTATTTCGTGCCTCCAAAAAGTTTCTTAAATGATTTCCAGATATCCCTGTGGTCTACCAGGCGCGTGCGCTTAAAGTCTTTATCTTCCGCGAGCTTCAGCCAATCCCACAGTTTTTTTTCAGCCGTCCCAGTAAAAAGAAAACTGTCGTGGTCGAATATTTGTTGTTTTCCGATTTCAGTATAGCATGTCATCTGGCTTATCTCTTTAATCCGTCGAAAGCTTTCTAGTGCTTCCTTATTGTCGATTGTCCAATTATCTCCATCGCCGCAATAGAAAGTGTAAATATTCCAGTTGTTGGGGTGATAACGTTTCTCTATTATTTCTTCTACTTTTTTTATCCCCGTCGAAACTAATGTTCCTCCGTTGGGAATTTGCGTAAAGAATTGATTCTCGTTTACCTCGTGAGCGATGGCTGTGTGGGAAATAAATACCACATCTACTGCCGAGTATCGATGATTGAGAAATTGATAGAGAAGAAAAAAGAAACTTCTAGCTAGAAACTTTTTCGATTTATTCATCGATCCTGAAACATCCATTACGAAGAAGACCACGGCTGACGTGTTTTCTTTTTGAACCGGGGCTATGTGCTTATATCGCAAGTCACTTTCATGAAAAGGAAAACGATCATCCTTCTCGGGATCATAGGCTCCAGCTTTGATCGCTGCTTTTTTTCTTCTAATCTTTTGTTTTATAGTTTCTTTTTTTGACAGCCGCGGGCGAATTCCCCAGGGTCGCTTCCCTTTGCGCTTCATTTTTTCTTCTGTAATAAACTTGAACCGTTTTTTTTCTAGTTCCGGAAGATTAAGATCGGCAAAGAGATATTCTGCCAATTCTTCCAATGACATTTCTATCTCATATTTTTCGTCGCCGGCTTTGTCTCCGGGTTGGTCACCGGGTCGGGCTGCGGTCTTCCGCCGCTTACCAATGCGCTGCCCTTTCTTTACTTGTTTCCCCTGCGCAGACCCTACCGTTTTATTTTTCTCGTTACTGCCATATACAAAGCGGTGCTCTTTAATTCCCCTAACGGGAATTCGAATTTTCTTTTTGCCATTTTGACCGATAATACTTTCTTCGGCCACCACATCTTTAATGCTGTCTTTGATCGCCTTTTCTATTTTGTGGCGATGCCGCGAACGATCTCCCGATGCTCGGTCAGCAATTGTTTTATGTTCTCTAAAAGTGCTCATAAATTTAAGATCCTACAGTAAGTAGTTTTTATTCGGATCTTATGCGAGCGTGAGTTCTGAAATCTCTATCTCGTGGGAGTTCCCGTCGGGGTCCATGACGATTGCTACTCCACCCACATCGCCGCCGCTTGTGAGGAGTTCGGCAACTTCTCCGGTCATTGCCATTCTTTCGTAGTCAACTTTTTGACGTCCGCTGGCTGTGGTCTTCATCACCTTAGCCAGAACATTCCAGTTGACCATTTGCCCCGGCTGAAAGTCTGTTTCCATACGGAACCCTTGTTCATTTATTGCTTCTTTGATAAGCGTTCTCAATAAGGCTTTGGTGAGCTTCATTTCTTGCGCTTCTTCGCCATCTTGCGGAAAGTCTTAGCAAGGTTATAACGCTTGCTTCCTTCTGGGCAGCTTTCGCTGCCAAACTTATCTCCGGTGCAGACGCCCTCGGTTCCACGTCGCTCAATATCTTTCTCTGCGCCTTGAATCCACTTCTCATCTTTCTCATTGATTTTATTAATCTCTTCTTGGACCATAGTTCTAAGTTGTGTCATTGTAATTTTCATTATCTATATCCCGTTGGGTCTCCGTCTGGGTGATTCTTTTTGTAGACCTGATTTAAATAGTTCTCTAATTCCTTTATAGTCTTTTGTTTTGTTGCCCGCATAAGTGAGGCGAGCATCTCTAAGGTCTTGCGGGCATCAGGATTGGAACTAACATTATGGAGTGGGTTGTCAATGTCTCGTGCAAAACGTCCAACGGCGTTGGGTGACCCAGCCAATCCCCGAAAGAATGCGGTGGCTTTTCGCTTGCGTTCTAACTCGTCTGAATAATCCACCTTGCCTTGGACATTCGCTCCCTCAAATTGCTCTTTGCCAGCGAGGATATCTTGGGCGGCTTGAACAAACAAAAACACATCATCTTCACCTGCTTGTTTGCGGACCCTATCCTTATCCATACTCCTATCTCTAGGCTCTGGCTTATCAGTAATCTTTACTCCCGACTTCTCTACCTCTTGCTTGAAGTCCGCCAGTTTAGTGAGGGCTTTTTTCTTTCCGACCTCAACGTGCGGCCAAGTACTTTTATCGATATGAATATAATAAGGGATGCCCCTTTGTTCTGCTACTGCCACGCCTCGTTCTATTCCATCCATTTGATACCAGTTGAGAGAAAGTGCGGTTCTTCTTTCCATCTTATTGGAGAACATATCTTTTTCATTCCTATAAAGTGGGACAGCAAAATGTATCTCGTCAATGTAGGTGTCGGCATCATCAATATAGGGTTCGTCCAAAAGGATTCTATCTTCTGCCTCAAAGGCTTCTGAGTGTCCTGTCTTATCAACGTTGGCTGCCAACTTAGAAGACGTTCCTCTTTTTGGGTCAGCCCAATAATCCGTGGGGACTCCTTTATATTTTTGGGCCAAAGCCCGGCCATCCAATTTGAAGATAGCCCCTTGTGGATAGGTTCCTGTATAAGCATTGACTGGCGTTCTTGCGGTGGAAAAATAATAAAGCTTACCTTTACCTAACTCAGCTTCCACTTCTTTAGTAAATCCACCGGACGCCATAAACTTATTGTCTTCAAGTATCTTGGCTGCTTTATTAATCCCGCTCGTATAGTGATAGACAACATCGCTGATGCCTTCCTTCAGGAACTTGCGCCAGTTTTCCATTAGGAGTTTCATTTTATGCGATACCTCCCATCCGATTTACTACTAGATTTTTTATTAGTACAAGTAACGCCCCTGCGGGCAGAAGAAAAAGACCCGCACTAGCTAGGGCGTTTATGAAGTTTAACTTTTCTTCCTCGGAAAGCCCCTCTCCCGCTTTCCACTTCTTCACGGCAACAACAAATGGCTCAACGCCTGATGCTAGTTTTTCCTTGAATACCCTAATGACGGGCTTAAGTTTGTCAAGGTTGCGGGAAATCCACTCTCCAACCCTTCCTTCTTCAAGTGCCTGTTCAAATCCCTCTAGGAGAAGGTTGCTATGTTCCGTGATCGGGCCCGACTTACCAGGCTTGGCAGCCTTCTGTGTAAAGGGGGGAGTGTTGGCGTTGCCACCGCTCCCTGCTAGCTTTACCATAGAAGCGAAAGTTCCTTTGGCATACTTTTGAAACTTGCCCTCGGCTGCGGCTTCGGTCACTGCCTTTCTCACCATCTCTCTTAGCTTCTCTTTTTTCATTATTTTTTTACCTGGGGGGTTACTTTCACCACCTCCCAAATCTTCTCAAGTTGCTTTTCTCTCATGAAGTGATCTTTCAAGAGTTCACGGATAATATCCCATTTTTTCATATTATTTTTCATGATCGGTTCCCACTTAAGTTTTAAGGGCTGAAATAAATAGTATATTTATTAACAAAAAACACAGTTAGCGTGTTTCCATCAGTGCCTTAAGAACCTGGGAAGAAATTACTTTATCTCCCGTTTTATAAAATCCCGTGCTTATGACCAAGAACCTATTTGCTCCCAAGTCGCAACATAGGGAGATATCCACCTTGTAGGATGTTTTGTTGCCGAGCCGGGTTTCCGGAATCAAGGCGACTCGATCGTCGCCGTCACCGAGCCGTAAAATGTCGTCATAAAATACATCCATGGCTTGAAAGTGATGGATGCCTGATGCTGCGGCTACCTTAGCTTTGGTGATGCGCTGGAGATTGCCGGCAATCCTCATATCGTCGCGCGACATATAGAATAGTGTGAGGGTCGAGGCAGTAATTAAAAGTAACACAAACATCGTGACCATCAAGGCCATACCGCGTTTCTTCACCGACCCACCCCCACATTAATCATTAGGTTTCTTCGGGGAAGCGACGGAACATTAAATCTGTCTATAGAGAAAAGTTGTAGATTTTCCCTAATCCACGTTTCCGTTCTCTGCACACATTGGGAGCGCGGAGTGTTGGATCGGATGCAGATTGCTTCTTCTCTTTTAATTACCTGGCAATAGCAGCGCATGCGGTTTTGTAGTTCCTGCTCCGGCGAGAGTGTGACCCCTGCCGGCAAAGGAACGTTGGTGCCCGGAAGCCACTTAGGGCAAGTCACCGGATTTAATCCAGCAAAAATAATCAGATATGTGGATAGAATAGAAGTCATTGAAAAGCCTCATTATTTCTTGTAAGAAGATTTGTCTTATTATAGCAAAGTTTTATAGGTTAGTTAAAGGGGATCTCTTGGCTGCCCTCATCCGAATTTTTTTTAGTGATACTCATCGAACATCGACACCAAAATCTTTCCTTGATAGTTGGGTAGCCCCGTATGATAGCTTAGGCCGTATTGTTGAATAACCTTTACAGCCTCAAACAGCATTTGTTGGCTGTTCCCCGTTATGATTTCCACAAAGGCTCCGCTTTGTAACCAGCGTTCTAAAAAGCGCGCAACCACGTTGCCGACCTCATAATAAGTTAGCCCATGCAAATCAAGTGTAGGCACTACTCATCCCTCTCTAGTGCTTTTGCGCTGCGTGCCGCCCACGCTCCCATCCTACAACTATGCTTTAGCACAAAACATTGAAGCTTCCAGTTGATCGCTAAAATAGCGACGAAAAATTTTCTCTTCACCGCATTATATCGTTTTTTCATCTCTCACCTTTAAACTCTCGTTTTTTCTTTGGAAATTTTTTTGTTACGGCTATTCATCGCTAATACCGCTAATCACTTCTACATGTTTAGTTCGCACCCAATAATCACGTTCCCCGCTGCGCACCTTGCAGTAATCGGATAACACAGCCCCTTGCTCAGATGGATCCTTGTCAAGGGTGCAGTCAACGGCAGTCATCAGCACTCCAATACCGGAGACTTGAGTGCCGTGCTTTCCGTAGTGAAACTTGACCAAGTCGCCCACATTATACATCATTCCGTCTGAGCTTTCGAAACCAAATAGAATTGGTCATAGCTCCAAAGATGTTTTTCACCAGTGGAGCAGACATAACCATAAAAATGTTTTTTACTGCCGCCAACGGTGTCAACCACAAGTATAAGACCATCCGTTCCCAAGAGCGGTTTATCAGTGAGAGCGCAGTTAACTCGGCTAGCAGGCTTGAACCTAAGCAGGTCGCCCACGTCAAAATCCGTTATCACTCAACCACTCCTTATATTGCCGGCAATGCGATAAAAATACATAACCCGACCAAGTAGGGAATTGCACCGTAGCTTGATCAGCACCTTCTGGCCAAGTTCGGATCGGCAGTAAAGTGTTGGCGTCAAAGATATCGGTGATCACTCCGAACTCCTCACAGCCGCCCCCATATTGCCATACAATGAAGTTGCCGACGTCAAACATTATGTGACCAAGTGCCGGCATGTTTTTGGGCTTTCTCTAGTTCATAGCTCATGAACCATAATGGTAAGGAACTGCTGGGAAAAGATACTGCGTATTGGGTAACGGCTCCGGAGTCAAAGATTGCCTCTATCACGAGCCCGACCTCAGAACGGTTGGAAAAAACTGAAGTGATGCTTTTGTGCCCGCCCGTGCGACGCCGACGAACGATATCTCCGGGCTTTATCATGTAGTAACCGTTCCGAACATGCTGAGGATTTCTTTATAGTTTATTATAGCATACACTTGCGCAGCTTTCTAGCCTAGCCGGCGTACATTCTTTTTTTTCTTGTTTTTTTCTATGCGTGTGCTAGCTGTGCCCAGCCTGCAACCCTACAGAAGTGAGAGTGAGTTGGGTATTCCCAGAACTCTTCGTTTTCCATGAGCTTCTCGTAGGCAGCGTGTATCATGGGTGGGAGTTCTTCCCATACTTCATCGGCATCTGCTGCCAACTCCGGCAAAGATAAGCCAGCGTCGTGATTAAGTAGAGGGGTCATTTTTTCTTCCTTTCTCTTTCGAGCTTTTCTATGAGTCTGCTTGCTAGCGTGTGTGCTAGCAGTTCCCGTGTATCGGGGGATGTTAGATGTTGACAATCATTTTTTAATACCTTCAAAAAGAAGGCTTTAGCTTTTCTGTGGTGTTTTTCTCTAAAGTATACTTCGTGTGACATTTTAGTCTAATATCAAAAATCTCTAAAAATTAGCTATCCGTTGTGAACGTACCTAGCACAGACCGTACCCCCACCGGGGCGGGTGGGAGATACATTAGGGGGGCAGGCAGGGGCTCCCGTCTTGGCAGGATACTATAGCGGTTGCCGCTGTCAAGCTTTAAAGCTGGCAGGGGCTATCAGCAGCAGGCAGGCGTAGGCGCTGGCGTTGCTGGTGTTCGCTGTTACTCTCTCCTATAGTTTTCATTCTTTTATTTGTTTCCCGCAAAAACTAAGCGTCGATCGCGATCACACGCTCATTGGTTTGGAAGTAGGGGCGAGCAGCACCACGCTGGTCAGTCATCCACATGCGTTGGGCCTTGCACCGCTTGGGCTTGGGAGCTTCCATATCCGTCAGAATAATGACACCGTCAAAGCTATGCTTATTGACATAATCGGTGGGAGCATCGAAGCAAGTGCCGCCGCAGGATACCCGCTCAGTCTTCTTGTTCTGCCCCTTCTTCCAGACGTAGACCTTATCCTCTGGCACCTCAGTATCAAAGGGGATGACCGTGAACTCTGCCAGCTTTGCCAGCCCATTGAGTTCAGCGAAGAAGCTCTCTAGCATGTGATCGCTGACAGAGCCCGACTGGTCGATGGCAATGGCAATCTTTGCCTGCCGCAGCACCTTCTTGCCAGGGTGGATGTAAGCGTAACGCTTGTTGATCCGCTTCACACTGGAGCGACGACTAGCACGCTGGCTGGTCTTGATGAAGTAGCGGAGCACCTTGCGCCAGTCTACCTTAGTCTCTAGTCTTTTTATAATCTCTTGTTTTACTTCCGCCGAAACCGAGCCCCAACCTTTAGCAGCTTGGCTAGCTTCTTGGGCAGCTTCTTTGAGCGCATTCTTGAGACGTTCCTGAGCCATCTGGTTAGCCTCTGCCGGCATGTTGCCGTCATCCCAACCGGAGTGGTCGTCAAAGCTACCAGGCTCGCCGGCACCACCGCTGTCGCCTGCCTCGCTGCCTTCACTACTGTCGCTACCTTCGCCGTCTTCGGTAGACTCGCCGCCATCACCGCCGGCAGAGCCTTCACCTTCTTCTTCGCCACCATCTTTCTTAATGTTGGCAAGGTACCACTCGGCACTCTCACCCGCAGGCAGATCAGCGAAGGGCCCGACACCAGGCATGCAAGCCAGTTCGGGCAGTTCATCTTTGAGGTGGCTGTTGATAGCCAGATCAGCCGCGATGTTCCACGTCTTATGGGGAACGCCTTCAGGCTTGCGACTCGTAACATGTTCGAAGATCAAGTGGTAGAACTCATGCTTGAGAACACCCTTGACGTGCTTTTCGGAAAGACTGGCAAAGAACTCGGGGTTGTAAACCATCTCGAACTGTGCCGTCTCAGGGTTCACACGCACACCCGCTGTTGGGATGGCAGTCGTAGAGATCTTTTCGATCCGACGGCTCAAGGCTGCGAAGAAGGGCTCTTCCATCAACAGTCTATAGGCGTGAAGGCTTAGATCAAAACTCACAGTGCCTCTCCCTCATTCATATAATAGCATGGATACACTACTTGTCAACTTTTATTTCGTTCCCTTAAAAACAAAACCCAGCGTTTGTGCTGGGTCTTGCCGATCTCAAAGGAGTCTGGAGAGAGAGGGATCAGGCTCCCAAGATCTTGGAGAGGTGGGTTCCAACCGCTCCTTTGTTTGCCCCGTGGAAGTTGACCACGTTGCTTTGAATGCCGCCCGTGGAGATCACACTCCAGAGCTTCATGGCTGCTTCGCTAGGCAGGCTGACGAAGTAGTTAGCCAGGTTGGCAACTTCCTTCTCAGAGAGTTCCTTCTTGCAGACGTCTTCAGCCTCGACCTTTTCGATCATGGCACAGTGCTCGTTGAGCGAGAAGGCTTCCAGAGTTTCGCTGCGATCGCCAGCTAGCAGTTGGGCAACCGTCACAACCCGCTCGTAGTTCTGAGCGAAGTCGTTGAAGGCAACAGCCGCTTCGAAGCCGACGAAGCTTTGAGCCAAGGTGAACATGGCAGGGGAAGCTTCTTCCAGAAGATCAGCCTTTACCAGCACATCGTTCAGCCGATGCCAGGAGCGACGGCTGGGATAGCGTTTGTTGGGCTCAATGTCAGCGTTATGCTCAAGGTGAGCACGGTTCTGATTGATGAAATCCCAGATGAGGCCATCAATATTTTCTTTGCCCCAAGCCAACCAATCTTCTACCGTGGGCTCAATGTCCCAGACCGACCAGCGATCGAGTTCAGCAGGATCCATCTCATTGACCTGATACTGCTCGCCATGCTCGCCGCCGTTGATGGCAGCGAACACTACGGTATCCGGGTGAAGATGATGACCGTTCAGCTTCCGGCTGTCGGTCAGTTCGAAAATCCCCTGCCGAACTTCTAGGGTAGCGCGGTCAACCTCGTCGAGGAAGAGCACAACCGGTTGCTCGCAGGATTCTTTGAACCAGTCAGGGGGATTGAAGGTGGTGCGATTGCCGTCAATGCTGGGAAGACCGACAAGGTCTCCCTCGGTCATTTGGCTGGCACGCCGTTCAACAACAGGCAGTTCCATGTTGGCGGCCAACTGGTAAACAACCTGGCTCTTGCCGACACCGTGGCGACCACGGAGCAGAACTGGCAAGCGAGCAGCACTCACTGCGGGAGCCAGCTTGACAAAGGTTTTGAAGTCTACAGACATTGTTCTCTCCCTCTCTCCAACTGTATAATAGCATGGATAGGGTATCTGTCAACTTTTAAATGCACTTTTAACGCTTTTTTCTTGCGTTTTAAAGCCAATGGTGCTCGAATTGACAAAGACCCTTATACTATGTATTAGGCACCTCAAGACAAACGCCCCCAAACGCTGACAATATCTGACACACGCAGAAAACGTTGGTATTGCTGGATTTCTATTATCTTTTAACCATCCACAGCAGACAAACCAAACAGTTACAGCACTGTGCAACTTTTGCAGTCAGTTCTGTCAACTATGCATCATTTATTTGCAGCAGGCAGAGAGCACCCTAGAACTTTAGTTTAGATAGGTCTGTGTTCTCTATATAATCTTCTATAGATCCTGTATGATTCTCTGCCTCTTCTAGCATGTCGTAGATGGAAAATGTTTTATCTTTTTTGTTTGGTGCCGCATGAAGCTGACCTGAGAATATCCTGTGAACTGTAGAGGGATTAACCTTCATAGCCCAGAAGCGTTTAGAGAATGCTTTTGCAGTTTCCCTTGTGCTTAACCTATACTGTTGTTCCTTTATCCAGGCTATGTGCTTCTCGCTTAATTTATGCGTTCTTTGTTTTCTTTTTTTTGCGCGCCTTTGATTTGATGCTTTGGTGTCAGCATCATAACATTTTCTACAACGAGAGCGGAGACCGTCTTTAGCAGACTTGATCTTCGACTTGTAATAGTGTTCGACCGGCAACGTCTCTTTGCATTTTGTGCAAGTCTTAACGTGGTTGCCGCCCTCGTCGTAGAACGCATGTGGCATCGCTACTCGCGGTTATTGTTATTGAAGCTTTTGGCAGTGAACGCGAGAAACTCAAAGGCTAGCTTAGTCACAAAAAAGCCTCCCACCAACGCAGCGGCAATTACGATTGCCGTTTTCATCCGTCTGTTCCAGTAGGGGTGATCTCCACCAGTTCAATAGCGAAGTTTAGCGTCTTGCCTGCCAGAGGGTGATTCACGTCGAAGGTGACCTCCTCATCCGTGCTGCTGGTGACGGTGGCCATCACCGGCTGTCCGTTGGGAGCCATGAGCGGAACCTCTGATCCATCCGTGAGATCCAGATCCTCCGGAAACACATCGCGCTGAATAGTGGTGACTGCTTCCGCGTTGGGATCGCCGTAAGCATCTTCCGGGTCGAGGGTGATGGTGCGCTTTTCGCCCGGCGTCATGCCGGCAACTGCTTGGTCGAACCCGGCAATGAGTTCGCCGGATCCGAGGGTAAATGTGAGGGGAGTTTCGCGTTCGTATGAATTGTCGAACTCGCTCCCGTCATCGAGGGTGCCGCGGTAGTGAACCGCAACGGTATCGCCTGTTTGGGCTGTGGGGGTGGTGGTTGTCATGAGTTATCTTCTCCTAGATAAAAGTCTTTACAGACTTGTTCGAATTTATTAATAGCGTTCCACAAAAGTGTGTCGAGGTCATCGACTCCATGGTCAGGATAGTTGTCGTCGTAATACCTGGCCACTTCGTCAGCATCAAGGGACAGGAGTTCTTTGTCTTGCAGAACCTCCCCATCCATGCAAGCGTAGCCCCCTACTCGGCACTCGTCCTCCGAAATAGTTGTCATGGTGACTAGCCGATTCTGAAAATATGAGGTGTCGCGACTCGCAGCTAGAACCCAACCTTTGGGTCTCTCCCACTTTGTTTCCAAAGTAACGAGAAGGCGCTCAGTAGAAGGATCGTAATCGTAGTCAGCGACCTCTATCCACCCCACGCTACTCCACTCGTCAGCATTAGGCACAAGTTGGAACAGTAACGAGTCTGACCCAAGCGCAGCACCTGTCGCATCATAATCGAAGGCAAAATCTTCTGCTTGCTCAGGCGTAATACCGTAAACGGTGACGTAGCTTCGGGTGGCGTCAATTTTAGTGCTCGTCATCTGTTTTCTCCTTTTTCTAGGTGATTACAAAGATTATCTAGTCGTTCCAATGATTTTTCTAGATAATCTTCTTCTATTTCACACCCTTTAAATGATCGTTCTGTGTTGGCGCAAGCAATCATCGTCGATCCACTCCCGCTAAAACAGTCTAACACAATATCGCCAGGGTGTGTATGGGCTTTAATCATTCTTTCAATTAAAACGATAGGTTTTTGGGTAGGATGCCATCCGGCGTATTCTTTGCTCGTGGTGTGATTGTTTTTCGCCCACACATCAGTCGGAATCTTCCCCAGGGGGTTATTTTGGGCTCCGGCCCGCACATTTTTGGGCATTTTGTAAGGAATTCGCACGTTGTCGGCATAAAATGGGAACTCTTTTCCCTTAGAATACATTAAAACATCTTCGTGCTTGCGAGGGAACTTTTTCCTTGTGCGGCCGCCCCAGTCATACGACCAAATGATCCAATTCTGGTAGTGAGCGTCCGGAATATTATTCAATACGTCTAGCTTGTAGCGTAAAAAGGTGTCTTTTTTGGTAGTTCCCCACACATAAAAGCAGGCACCCGGCTTCATTACGCGAAAACATTCTTTGGTCCATTGGTCGCACCATCTTAAATAGTCTCCCTCGGAAGCCCACTGGTTATCCCAGGAATCTTTGATAATTTCAAAGTAAGGAGGGTCAACAATGACCAAGTCTATTGATTCATCCGCCACCGTCTTGAGGTAGGAAAGGCAATCAGCTTTCTGAAGATCCGCTGTCATTTTCTCTCACAATTATCTCGACGTCAGTAGTGTCGGTTTCCATCTCAATCCATACTCTTGCTCCACAACTCAAAGGTTTGTGGGGTCGATAGATCACCTTGGCTAATTCTATACCATCTTTGGTTTTGATTATAGCTTCGTGGGCATAATTATTTTCTTTATATGTTTTTACCGTCAAAACAGGCTCGTCAGTTCCGTGCTTTGTGTTGCGCTTGATGACGTGTTGGTTAACGTGGATGATCTTTTTCATACTAGCCCTTTCAGAGCAGGGCCAGCTATAGCTGGCCCTGCTCCTTGGAAGTTACTCGTCTTCATCATCAACGATGAACGAAGGATCATCAACAGGAATTAATCTCCCATTGTCCATCGCCTCTTTGTCTTGGACCATCTTCTGCGGTAACCGCAACAAGTCATCATTGAGGGTGCGAGCACGATACCCCCCAGCATGCAGTTTTTCAACTGCCTCCGCCTGGGTGACTCCGTCGGGAATCTTCACGACAAGAAGCTTTTGGGTGGGCTCCCACCGCTCGCTCATGAAGGTTTCAAGGGCGTCGTCTACGGCGGACTCGCCGTTCCTCACGGGAAAGTGAACACCCCAACGAGCAACCTTATCCCAATCATCGTCACTCTTTGCGAGTTCGCCGATGAACGTTCCAAGATTACGCTCCCAATTAGCCCCATCGCCACTACAAATCCGAACCACAGCATCGGCATCATCTAGAGTGAGATGCCGATTGGCCATGTTGTAAGCGAAGTGCGCTGCGCCTTCTACTCCTTTGCCTCGATAATTCCGCACTTGGTAAACTATTTGGCTGTTGTTGTCGATAATTCGCTGGGAGATCTCTTTTAATTTAGTCTCTGCCAGAGGATAGTTTTTCCGCAACCAAGTATTCATAGCTTTTTTGCGCGTTTCATCGCGGACAGCCTGGTCCCCGAACAAACCGTCTACAAATCCCTGATTGAGTGCTTTTTCCGCTTCAGTCGCTGTGCAAGGCAGTTTGACCTCGGGCCCGTTAAACGATGCTTGAACTAGCATGCGCTGACCGTCGGTGTCAAAGAAATCGTGAGGTAACGTGATTGCACGAATTTTTGTGCCGTTAGCTGGGTCGAATGATTTGCACTTTTCGTTGGCAAACAAGTCGGAGACCGCCGTGAAGCGATGAACCCCCTCAATTATTTTGAATTTCTTCGAACTGTTGGGAGCTTCTTGAATTATGATGGGAACCTCCAAGCCATTGTTCCAAATCGCTATGGTTATTTTCTTAAGGTGCCCGTCATGAGTTGTCTCCACATGGCGAATCTGACTCTCGTCATGTGGGGCTGCAATTAAAGCAAGATTTACCAGGGAGTCTTCTTGGTCTTCAATCAATTGCGTGATCAACTCTACGACCGCCGTGGTGTAAGCAACCCCCTTGAGGGATTTAATATGTGAGATCCTATTTCGCATCTCTTGGGTTTCATACCATTGTTTTTTCATTTGGTTTTTTCCTCTATTTGAGTCGCATTGACTCGTTAAAAAGATCTAATATTCACCATGAATATCTTGATCGTAAATGAAATTACCATTCACCTCTCATGGTTGAGCTTCTTGTAAGATCCTCCTTCCGTCTATTCTTATATCTTATATTATCCCTCTTTGGGTGAGGCGTTAAGCTTTTTTTCTAAAATAACAATGCGTGCATCAAGTTCCATTTGGATGCGGGCTACTTCGTCGAGTTGTGCAGTTAAATAATTGATAGACCCTACCAAAAGATCAAAAACTTCCTTGGTAAAGGGGAGGAAGATATCCGCCTCCGGCGGGCGCTCAGGAGGAGTTTCGTCAGTCATCAATGTTCTTTCTTAAAATTGTCGTTCCCTCTCTTGCGAGTTTATTATATGATATTTTTTTCATCTTCTGCCGCCTCTTAGTCGATTTATTTGTATTTCTAATTGTTTTATAAGATCTGTCGTGGGTACCCGATATGCGTCGCGCAGTATCAGAGAGAGAGTGCTCTTGAAATTCGCTAAAGCCGAAGCTATTTCCTCCTTAGAATTCTTCATAGGCTGGTCAATCTGGAGTCGTCACAACGATTACTTTAGTTCTCACACGCACGGGTCTATGCTGCTCTAGAAAAGCAGGTAATAGCTGATGACACAGCCCATGACTGCACCGAAAGCAGCACACAGCGCCACCTGAAGAAGCATCAACTTTCTATCGTATTTGGGGAGCTTGCTTATTCTTTTCATTGGTCTTCCTTGTTTCTTCTTCTCGTTATGCTCTCTAGGAAGGAGCTAGCTGTGTTGGTTATAGCTCTCCCGAACATAAAGCCTATTACTACTACTGCTGTTGCTATAATAAATGTTTTCATTTTATTTCTTGGTGCCTTTCATGTCAGAATTCTTCGCAAGTTGATTCGGCTGGGTCACAGTCAAGTGGCGTTTGCCAACCGTTCTCAAGCGGGAAGTAGTAGGAGCGCACCGCATGAGGCTGAAAGTTTTGCTGCGAAGCCACAGCCAAAACCAAAAGCTTTTCGTTGGTGTTGACACCGAAAACAAATCGGCATCCCCTAAGAAGCCCAGGCACATGCTTATTGTTGAGGGATTTGGGGTCTTTGGTGAGCACCCCAACCGCAATCACCCTGCAAAACCGATAGTAGCGTTGCATCTCGACGGTGCGAACATCCAGCCGTTGGCAGCAATGCTGTTCTGGTGTGGCGGGAGCGTGTGAGCACCCCACAAATATTAATGATGTCATTAAAATATATTTCATTGTGTTCCTTTCACTGCAAAAACATATTTGCAAATGTCTAAGCCTTCTTTAATATTCTTTACTGCCTTGGGGTCATGCGGGAATCGGTTCTCTAAGAAAGCAAGTCCGATGCATAGCCTTTCAAATCTTCCAAGAGTGTCGGTACGCAGCTTCAGGCGCTTGCAGCATTGCCCCCCCTCTGAGGGAATTGGTTGCGCATGAGAGCAACTGGTTACAAGGAGGGCGCTACAAACAATGATAGCTAAGAGAACTATAAACTCTAGGGGATTGAGATTCATTTTCTTTTTTTCCTGGGCTGCGGAATGCCGGCCTCGTTCATTAAGAAATCTAAATGCCACTGGTCAAAAGCGTTTATCTCTTTTTGTCTTTTTCGCCGCTCGCGCTTGTAATCGATCTTTGGAACCCATCCCATATAATACATGACCGAGCGCAAAACACGCGGGTCTTGCTTCTTTAGCATTTGTACAATTTGATGTGCTTTTGCACGAACCTGACGGTGGGTCAGGGGTTTAGTGTTGTACCCATTGTGCGTGGTGATGTACCCCGCTAAAAGCAAACTAACCATCATTTAAGACCAAGTGCGCCTGCGCTTTTCGGATGCGTTCGATTGCTAGCTCGCGATACTCGTCGTTGATTTCAAACCCGATAAAGTCGCGGTTATTTTCGAGCGCCACCACTGCGGTGGTACCAGATCCAATAAAGGGATCGAGAACAACTCCGCCCTCAGGGCAACTCGATAAAATAGGATCAGCGATGAGTTCTGGCGGATAAACAGCAAAGTGGGCACCTCGATAGCTTTTTGTAGAGATATCCCATACCGTAAACTTCGGGCGCGTCAGTGTTTCGCCGGCTTCAATACGCTTGCGGAGTTTTTCGTAGTGAGAAGCTTGATTGACACTCGAAATGGCAAAACCTTCTTTGCCATGAGCATCTTTATCTTTACGTTTACTAATATTGTTCTTGGAGAATGCGCGACGGATCGAAATCTCTTTCTGCGGCACTCGCGGTTGATCAAAGTAATAACCCTTAGTAACCTTAGTAAACATGTAAAGTTTTTCGTGGCTTACCCAAAACCGATCTTTGGCCGACATGGGTTGGGGATTGGGCTTGCTCCAAATCACTTCGTTACGCAAAATCCACCCACGATTGGTCATTTCAATTTCAAATCGGCTAGGAATCTGTGCAAGACACTTCTTAATATAAGTGTCACCGATGTTGACCCAGCACACCCCTGTCTTTTTAAGCACTCGTTGAACTTCGTCGAAAATATTACACAGATCATTCACATAATCTTGATAACTTTCTTCCAAGCCAATCTGGCGATCCTTTTTATAATCACGAAGATTATAATAGGGAGGTGAGGTGATACACATGTCAACCGACTCGGCAGGAAGCTTCTGAAGTTCTTCCAGCGAGTCGCCTAAATGAATGACGTTTCTCTCTAGCATGCGAGCCCCTCTTCAATCCGTTCAATCGCGTCATCGCGCAATTCTTTCGCCGTGGGATAATCCTTTTTAGCATGATTTGGTTCGAACTTAAAGGTCGAGTAGGGAAAAAGTTCTTCAAACCTGAGCAGCCGTCGCCACGACGCAGCGCGGTAGACCTTGCGCTTGGAAAAGGCGCAGGATGCCGCGCTTCCGAGCACTTCAAGCTCATAAAGACCCTTCACAGTCTCGGCAGGAATCTCGTAGGCTAAGGGCTTGCCGCCGTCATAAATGGGGTTCATGTCGAGAACCACATATGAGTCTACCTTTTCCAACTTATCATAGAAAGTGCTTTCTTCGAAGAACCTTCCCTTGCCCGTTGCCGTTGAAGGAGCAAAACTAAGCTTTGTCTTCATGTTCCGCACTTCGATGCGGGATGACCAGTGGTCATTGCCGGCGATTACATCGTAGGCTTCCTGTCCTGGCACGGTGCGCCCATCAACGAGGCGAGCGACGGTGCGCTCGGCTTGCGCTGACATTGAGTTACAGTTCATATTCCGAACGAATTCGTCTCGCGTATCGCCGTAACCCTCCGCGATCTTATCCATGTTCCAATTGATTTCCATCGTGGCAGCCTTTCATTATAGTTGTTCCACGCTTACTAGAATACCTTACTTTGGTAAGAAGTCAAGTTTTATTTTTGTTACGTTGTTCGGCTTCGAAGCCTCGCCGCAGAATCCGGCTGACCGAATTGGGTGATTCTATGACTTTCATCAGCGCACCGCAGACAGGGCAGTTAGGAGCTTGAATATCTCGGGGATCAAAATAAAAAACAAACTTGCATTCTTTCACGAGATCGTTGTTGCGAGTCCCCGCGGAGGAGCACTGCCAGTTGGGTGGCGGAGAAGTCATTTTATTCCTTTCGTCAGCCGTAACAAATCAGATACATCATAACAGCAAGGGAAGCTGCGATCAAAATATCTATCGTAGTTGGCTTCATACCTTAAGTAGGTATTTTTGAGCCAAGATTGCCTTACAAAAATATTTTTTCTCCCCAATTTGAAGTTCATAGGTTAGCGGTTGGTTAAGTTTATTAGTTTTGACTTGAACCACTAAAGCTAGTTTTCCCTCTAAAGCATCTTTGGTCAGCCGAAAAGGCGGATCATAAAACGAGTCGTATCGTTCAGCAGGGCACTCACTTAAGAACTTGTCTTTGCCAGCGCGCGCGCAGCACAGGCTCCAGCCATGCTCATTGACAATCACTTGCAAAAGGTCGCCTGCCGTGAACTGTTTCATTCATCGGGGGTCTCAAATTCAGGTAAGGGAGCAACAGTTCCGGTGTGGTTATGAAGCATATTAGCAAATTGGTAAAGTTGAGCGCCCATTTCGGCTGCAAGTTCAGCCGTCTCGCTCATCATCTCCGGATCGAGCACCATCTCTGTTGCTCGTTTTGCGCCCCCATCGGCTACTTCTTCGATCAGACGTTTCATCTGAACCGACAGGTCGCCATACATGCTAGGGAGATCCAGCGCGTCTTTAGTGACTTGAGGAAGGATTTCCTCGTAAATAAGTTGATAGTTGATGATGGGGTAAGTCATGTGGTTTGACCTTTCTTTGTTGCGCGGCGTTCATCCTCAAGGTGTTGGGCAGCCGCCGCGGGGAAATCTGGGGGGATAGGGAGTGAGGCGTGAAATATACGGCGAAGGGGGTCATCTGTGTTGACGGAATGCTCCGCTTTGGGTTGGGTACCGGCGGCGCGCGCGGCATCCTCCACCTTTAATGTGCTGTATGCCCCAAAATATGACCTTGACATACACTTCAGGTTGTGAAGGTCGTCGGTATCGGCATGCGTGGGGTCGTCGGTATCGGCAGGCGTGGCGCAGTCGTGAGTCTGCTGGAGGCTTTCGATGAGCTTCTCGGTTTTTTCTTTTTCGCCGTTGTGGAGTTCAATCTCGATGTATCCCACCCTAGACAAATCTTTGCCGGTGAGAAACTCGTATTCAGCGCCCTCGCAATCTACCTTAAGGTAGTCAATGAACCCATTGGGACTGGCCGCTAGAATATCTTCAATAGAAATCGTCTTTACTTCTTCGTATTCGTCGTCGAAAGGTTTTTCTGCGGAAGAATAGGCGTCGCCCGAAAAGTTGCCGTTCTGTAAGTTTTTTTGCATGTAAACTGTTTGCCCTGACGTGGCTCCCACTGCTAGGTTATGCAGTTGAACTCGTTGGGGCGCTACGACCTGGCGTGCAACGTTGTCACTCAAGCGCCTAAAAGTTTCTTTGCACGGCTCGTAAGCTATTACATTGGTAGCTATTCGTGAAGCTAAATAAGTAAATGCGCCGACGTTTGCTCCCACATCCACAATGCACATGGGGCGGGGGCAAAGTGGGAATATGGGCAGACTTCCCCAGCCGATGAGGTACTCTGTGAGCATCTTTTCATCGTTGTGGGGATGGGAACTGGCCATTTGATTTAGGTTTACCATGCCATATGAGGGCCAGCTATAAGCTACTGCTACCTCTCTGACGCGGTCGTAAAACCACTCGTCTTTCTGTCCTTGCGTAGCATCTTCAAACTCTAACATTGAAACTCCTAATGGTTTAGTATACGCCAGGTTGGCTATGATGTTTAGTTATTTTCATCGTTTAATATCCCACATAAGGTGAGATTTCTGCCGGCAATACCCACCATAATATATTGCGCAGGAACTGCACTTGGTAGTGATGGCGGTGATTCCCGTCGGGTCCGCTGACGATCACTCCCACGGTTCCTTGTGTGATGGTTTGGTTGTCTTCATCCCCATCGATAGGAACGCTCGAATAAATATTGGCGGCTGCTTCCACGAGCGCACCCGGATAATAGCATGACGATTCAGTCGCTTTAGTCGGCATATTGGCGGAGAACTTCGTAAAGTCGTTGGGGTGTTAGATCGGAATAGTGGTAGAGGTTGTCAACTGCGCCGGCAAGACGCAAGGCGTAGGCAATCCACTCAGAACAATACCAGCGACCTGTGCGCTTGATGTGAAAGGGCGTGAACTTTGATAAGATCATGCCTGCCCAATCATAGCCGTCGCCTTTGGTGTCGTGGTAGAATAGCTCAATGGTGTTGACCTGCTCAAGCGTAACGGGTATACAGATAATATCATAGTCTTCCATATTTTCTTCAGCCTCTAGCCAGATCTTTCGAACGCCTTCCGCGCTAAAGGGGAGAATGCTTATTGATTTGCCGTCAGGCATCATAAGTTCAGCATGAGAATAGATGGATTGGGTAGTCTTTCGGACAAGCCGGTTGTGCCACTCTCCCTCGCCCTTGTAGAACGCTACGCAAAGTTGAAGTGGTTCTGTCGGCTTTACCCCATAATAATATAACTATATCGGCAGGTAAGGAAATGAAAAAAATTTCGGCAAGTCTTTTTGGTGCTGAGAATTAACCTCAATCCCACGATGTTCTTCGCCAAATCTTGTGACGTCACCCGGATCATTTCCCGAGTAAAAAGTAGGCGGTTAGAAACCCCCCCACATAAAATACGGGGTGGAGCATAATGTGGAGTTTCATCCGTTGATGATAATACCCGGTAGCAATCATAAATTTAGCCACCAAGGCGGCGGTCTCCCGTCGGGCGCGGGGATCTTTCATCAGCGCGTCCTCCCACTCTTGTTGGTTACGAGCCACCTCATTATCTATATCTTTATTTGGCATCGGCTTTTTTTCGTAACCATGAGGGGTTGGCTACCCTAGCTTTTCCCTTAACTATTTTAAGATGTTTGGCAACCGGGGGAATATCCCAATATGACACCCGGAAACACCCGTCGAATTCTCCCAGGGCTAACGGTTCGCACTGCATTTTTATAAGCTTCTTGCATAAAAATGTAAATTGCTTGGGAGTTTCTCGCGCCACATACAGGCCGACTGTTCTCTCCTCAAAGCTACAGTAAAGCTCGTCTGTTTTCCACTTGCCGATGGAGCGAGCAACAGGAAGACCGTCTTCCGACTCCCGAAGGCGCAGGCGATTCTTTCTACAGAATCTTTTAAACTCTTTAATTCTTTTTACTTGATCCTCGTCAGAAACCATTTTCTATCTCCTATGAAAGGGGGCGGCGTTCATGCTGCGCCTTAAGCGCACGCGCAAACCAATTTAAACTTTTTCCTTCATTCACTAACATTGCCTCAAAGACCGGGTTATTTCTCACAATCACCGCATACAGCTTATGCCATACATACCACTCTTCTTGCCCCACGGGGAGAAAGCCCGCCTGTGCCAGTTGGTGGTTGACCTCTCTGTATGAAAGGTCGCTCCGAGCCGCAGCTAGCAGCATTTGTCTTCTCTTCACATCCATATAGTCTATTATGCCATAAATCCCGCGGAGCGTAAAGAGCGATAGAGTGCTCTTATTCCCAGATGTGGCGACACGCATCCCTCACTGCGTGGGCTGCGATACTTGCACCTAAAATCCCTAAAAACATTAATCCTACGACTCCGCTCCCAAGCGCCAACGCTATCTCGCGGGAATTCATTCGTCGATACCGTGGTGGCGACCCGCATTCCGAGCATAAAGATAGAGAGCCCTCTCCAGCAATTCTCTGAGCGCAGCACCCATCTCATCAGGAGACATATCTTCGCCCCGGTAGCTCATGGAGCGGAGCAATGCCACGCCCTCTTCATGAATCACTACGGTGGTGCGCAGTGATCGCGTGAGATGGTTGTGCTCGCACTCCCACACATCCACTATTGGGTTCTTTTTACTCATCTTCTTTTCCTTCTTCTCCAAAACGTTTAACTTCAACATATCTTCCACAATAATACATAGCTCCGGCCAAGAACCCAAAGCTAAAACCGGTGATCCTTCCGGTCGCGAAATCGTGCGCGGCGCATGCCCCAAAAAAAACAATCATGAATACATAAAACTGCAAAAACATTTAATTCACCTCCACTCGAATGTGGCAGAGATGGCGAAGCTCTTGCGTTTTCTGCTCGACCACATCTGATAACTGAGCCAAGTCAACCACTTGGTCTTTGCTCAAAACAATATATTCTTTGTTGTCGTCATTAGCCAGTATCACCTTGTTGTCGGCGAGAACCTCACTCATAAACTGAAGCTGCTCAGACAAAGCAGCGATGGCGCTAGCAAGAGCCCCGATATCGCTAACTCCAAACTCGCTGAAGGGGGCATCCACAAAAGCGCACAAGTAATCAAGCGTCAGCGATGCTTGTTCGACGCCTTGATTGTATGCGGCAAGACTCATTAGGTATTCACCTTTTTTTGACCGCTTTGTCATTTGAGCGTCAACCATTCGGGAAACCTAATTTTAAAAAAAGCATAAGTTCTGTTTACCTTCTTACGATATGCCTGAATAGCTGCCACATTCTGGGAGCGCCGCCAACCGGGGCCGCCATTATAACACGCGGCTAGGTTTTTCCCCTGGCAAGTCTTGTAGGTTCGTAAATTAGTTAGCACGCGAGTTGCTGCTCTTGTGGCATGAGTAATGTTGTGCATGTCTCGGCGAAAATCGGCGAAGGAGGCGTATCCCCACTGTCGCTTCCCCCACCAATACCAGTTGATTTGAAATACTCCCACATCCCCCGTTGCCGATGCCGCATCCGCTTGAAGACGTGACTCTGCCCAAGCGATGGAGATCAAGAAGTGAGGGTCGGCACCGCGCCGATTGGCTTCCCTTATTATATCTTCGGCGACGGCTAGCTGTGCGGGAGTATAGTAGGCGGGTGCCCCCAGATAGAAAAAGTGCTCCGCTTCGGTGAGAGAAAAATCCCAACCCACCAGCAAACTGATCAGCACCCCCATCATGCGAAATCAATCTCCACTTCTACCGTAATGCTTAACTGCGGCGTACGCAGATGGTTGACAATTCCATGTTTCTTTGCTTCCTCGGCGTCCATGAACCAGTCGGCATGTTTTTTATTGAAAACCTTTTTCTTAAAGTAGTCGTCTTTCTTTCCACAATTACGAGCCATCATAGTAAATATCTTCTCATCCAGCCTTTCGGCTTCTTTTACATCGGCTTTTAGCTCTTCTATCTTTCCCCAGCCTCCGCTGCTCACGTCGTGAATCATGACGGTGGCATTAGGGTCGGCAAACCTCAGACCTTGTTCTCCAAAAGTTAAAAGAACGGCTCCGCAAGACATAGCTTTACCTTCTACAATGGTGGCAACGGGTAAGTCAGCAGCCTGAATAGCCCCTATCATTGACATTAAAGCATAAACTTGTCCCCCATACGAGTCAATGATGACCGGGATAACTTTTTGCCCGGTGTTGTGGGCGAGCGCCATCTTGTGCGCAAACTCCGTAGCCGATTTTTCATTGAACTTGTTTACTCGAATAATAACGGGTTGCTTCCGCAACTCGCACTCTTTGATGAGTGGTGAGATTTCTGACTTCCAGATCATATAATTTATCCTCGGAGAACCTGTTTCCCCTTATTTAAATAGGTTTTGAGGTCTTCGAACCCCCCAATAAACTTCTCACTCCCCGCAGTAATCTCGACTACCAGGGGCACCGTGCGCCAATTATAGGTATTCTGAATCTCTGTAAGAAGTTGGGGCTGCTGGTCGAGACCGTAGCATTCAAACTCGTGCTGCTTCTCTGCGAGCAGCCTGATTGCCGCATGGCAATAAGGGCAATCTGTCTTTGTGTATAATCTAAATTTCATTTTTTACTATCTCCAATTCAAAGGGGTGAACCTCTTCATAAATATCTCCCCCGAAAGAAATCCGGTAAAAGGAGCGTGCAAACTCGCCATTCGTGCGAGACGACGGTGCTAGCACAAGCCCATAGGGGTGCAGGGCTAGCGGGTTGGCTTCTGACCACTTAATAAAATCATCTAAGCCGGGTGGGGGGCGTCGTCGATCCCCTTCAATATACTCGCGCAACCCAAAAGCATAGCCGGCGGCATCTCTGGAAGATGTGCGGTATTCGGCTACAAGATCTAACAGTTTGTCGTCTTTCTTAGCGCGGGGATAAAAGTAAGCCATCCGAGGGCGAACCAAAGCGCCCGGCTGAAAAGGGTCGGCGTCGTGAGTGATCTCGCAGAACTCTTCGTACGACACCCTCTCCCCATACGATGAGTGCATCATACGGAGCGCGTTCTCATACCCAAAAACAGCCCCAAAAGGTCTAAAGATCGCCCACCCGATACGGAAAGGGCTCGGAATTACACTGCACCGGGAGGGAATACACAAGGCATCGCTTTCGTCTACCAAAAATCTTTTCTTGCCGCCGGTCAAGTTAAAAGAAAACTGTCGATAGCCGCGCGGGGATGTTCCTTCGTATGCCAGATTGTGACACCACAGGGATCGGCCGCCACGAACCAACGTTGTATAGTCGGGGTGCTTCTCCAAGACTTGGGCGGGAAAAACCAGGCGAACGCGGTCTTCGTCCCGCGAGGGAGAATAGTTATACCGGCGGCGTGAGATTGCCTCAAAAAATGGATTACGTTCCACGGTGGTGTCGTCGCTATAATACCTAAACTGATTGCCAAAAAAGTTTTGGTATAGGTTGAGCCAGGTGTGTCGCACGCTTAGGCTTGCCCTTTCGCCATCCGCACGAGGAGGCGATCCAGCGACTCGATCACAATTAACTGATTACTTGAGAGAGAATTGCTGCTGAGGAGGACGCGACTAAATTCGTGACGCTCGTCGAGATCGTCGGGCAGAAGCTCATCTTCTGTTTGTTTGCTCAGGTCGTGGGGGTAAATCGCTACCACATAATCGGGATTGAGGGCAACTTCCCTAATGCCATATTTTTTACCATATCTCACCGACGCCGTAATATCATTTTTTCCGTACGCCTGCAAGGCTTGTTGGTGTAGTTCCATAACCTTTATCATCTTATACCTCTTTACAGTCTATCTTGCGCGCCAGCCAGGGAGACCCCTGGTAAAGAACCTCATAATAGGGCTCGGATTCGGTAGCAATGCGCTGAGGAGCTTCGTCGCATACAACCACGACGAGGGGCTCGTTTACTTGAACGAAGTCATCCACCACGTTATCGCACTCCATCTTAATGAGAGTTACTGCCGAGGGAAGGAAAACCAAGTCGCCTTTTTTAGGAGTCATCGTCATCGGGCACTTCCTCCTCTGTCATTTTTTGAACGAAGGCATCGAATCCCTTAAGCTGGCTGAGTGTCTCAGTGAGATCGCCGAGGTTGTGAATCGGTTGCCCTGGTGGGTCGGCGGCGGAGGTGGTCTCCGGGCTTCCTTCCAGCTTGGCTCGTTCAAAACTGAGAAGCATATCTTTATATTGCCGTAGCTGATGGGCTGCCTCATCCAAACGTTCCAGGGCCTCCTCAATGTCGTTGGCTAGAGAATCGGTGCCGGCAGCTTCTAGCTCTTCCACCGCTCTATTAAGACGGTAAGCCTCCTCTAACACCAGACACCTCATAGTGGCGGGTACGCGACCCACCTCTACTTCAAAGTTAATTGTTGCTCGCATATACTAATTTCTCCTTACTAGGATTATCTCTCACTCTTTACATTTTGTTAAGAGTTAGTTCTTTTTCTTTTTCTTCCGCTGTGCCGCCTTGAGGCAGCGGTCTTGCAGCCTGACCTTCTCTCCATTTACGAGGAGGGTTGAGGAGGCGTGGAGCCCGGTAGCGTGGTTCTCCATCACCAGACCAAACTGGTTGTGAAGTTTGCGGTTATTTACCAAATTGTAGTTGGCTCGGATGAGGCAGAGCGATCCAGCCGGGAAGGCAGGCGGCTCAGTCGCAGTAGCGATGGCCTTCTTGGCGTACTTGTTTTTGGCAATTGCTTCAAACTGGCGCTCGGTTGGAACGAAGTCCTCGTCAAGCAAAATCTTGCCGGATAGGTCGCTGAAGTATTGAGTTGTGCGATAGTATTTGGCGACGATGAGGGCAGTGGGGCGGTGGTGAGCCTTGTATGACTGAACCCAACGCTCGCGCTTCAGGACAGTCTCGGGAGAATAGCGTTGCTCCATGCGCTCAAAGCACTCAATCTGCTTGGGGCTCAACTTGCCGCCATCCCCGAACTGACGTTCCAGAGATTCCGCAAACTGGCGATCCTTTTCAGACAGCTTCTTAGCCATCAAAGACTCAAAGCGAGCCTCGCCGTTCTCAACTTCAAGGCGTTCAGCACGTTGACGGCGGGGATACATTTGGTGCCAGTATGACATAGGGGTCTTTCCTCCATAACTATATTAGCATGGATGGGGGGCATGTCAAGTTTTTTTATTCCCCCCAGTCTTCCAGTAATATTTGGTTTTTTTTAATATTTTCTCTAACTTCCTCGCACTTCTTCCAGCGATTGCGGTAATAAATCGCTCCCCCTAGAAAAATGAGTGAGAGAAATAAGCCCAACATTTCATATTACTTCATCATCAGGTCCATGAAATGTTTGACCCACATAGCCCCAGCGGCGGTGGCAATTAACCAAATGACCTTGGTGATGCCTTCTTTCCAGCTTCTCAGTTCCGCCACTTCCATTTTGAGGTGTTCTACCTCTTCCAGATCTTTGTCTGCTTGGATCTTCCAGACTCCTAGTTCGCGTGCAAATTCTAATGAAGGCTTGGCCTCGTTGACAAACTCCATGCGTCTATCCGATTCTACCTCCAGTTGCTTTACTCGGCTGAAGAGTCCCGAGTCGGGTTCATAAATACTTTTCTTGATGCCGCGCATGCCTTGGAGCACCTCGTTTTGGGTTTCCTTGATGTGCGAGATCTCCATCAGGAGTTTATCAAATCCCCCATTTAAGGATGATGCGCTGGCTAGTTTACACTCCATCTTGTCCACTTTGTGGAGAAGATTTTTTAGGATTTCTTCGCTCATTTTAATGACCCTCACATAAAAAAGACCAGCACAAAATATACTGATCTTTATGTATGAAACCGGCTGTTCTAATTAGTCGCTAGACTTGTGTTTTTATTCACCACCCTTCTTAAGAACAGCACAATTAGTTGTGAGCAGCGTTCCCGCTGCGCTAGCGGCATTTTGTAATGCACACTTCACAGTTTTTGCTGGATCTATGACGCCGGACTCGATTAAATCTTCAAACTGTTCGGTTCGAACATTAAAGCCGACGTTCTTTTCGTGGTCATCATATGACAAAGAGTTTACTACAATGTCGGAAGATATCTCAGCGTTCTTTAAAATCTGGGTGATGGGGGCAAAACAAGCTTCCAACAACGCCTGAACTCCACGAAGTTGGTCTTCATTAGCCGGCTCTACCTTGATGTTGGTGGCTGCTTTTAAGAGGGCGGCTCCTCCACCCGGCACAACACCCTCTTCTTGTGCAGCTTTGACAGCTTCCAGCGCATCCTCTATGCGGTGCTTTTTCTCAGTCACCTCAATCTCAGTTGCTCCCCCAACACGAATGATAGCCACTCCTGACTGAAGACGAGTGATCCGTTCTTGTATCATCGTCGCCTCGTGAAGATTGTCAGCAGCTTCCACCTCTTTGTGTAGGCGCTCCACTCGTGTATCTAAAGCCTCGTAATCGGTAGCACCGTCTGCTAAGGTGGTAAGATGTTTTCCAATCTCCACTTTTTTAGCCTCCCCGAGGTGCTCAAGCTTTACATCTTTCAGACGCAAGCCGCTGTCTTTACTGATAAAGGTAGCGCCTGTCACCACTGCTAGATCCATCAAAATATTGCGTCGCTCTTCTCCGTAACGCGGAGCCTTGACGGCGGCGATCTTCATGTTGTTTCGCATGCGATTAATAATAAGCGCAGCCAAAAGCTGGCCTTCTATTTCTTCTGCCACAATGACAAAAGGTCTTCCATCCCGCGCCACCACCTCAAGGATGGGTAACATCTCGTCTACATTATCCAAGGTAGCGTCACTAATAAGAATGAGGGCATCACTATAATTAACTGTTCCCCGCCGTTCGTCAGTCACAAACTGGGGAGAGACATACCCTCCCTCAAAGCGAAACCCTTCCACCACATCCAAAGAGGTCTTGAGTGATCGGCTCTCCTCAATTGTAATTGCTCCGTCTTTGCCAGCAGCATCCACAGCTTCGGCTATCAGTGTGCCGATCACTTCGTCACCGTTAGCGGAGACTGTGGCTACATGGCGAATCTCTTCCTCGCTCGATACGGGTTGAGCCATTTCCATCAGGCGCTCACACACGGCTTCCACAGCTAGGTCGGCTCCCCGCTTAATATCAATCGACGATGCCCCCGCCGCGATATGGCGATGGGCGTTGGTGAGAATAGCGCGTGCCAACACCGTGCTAGTCGTAGTGCCGTCGCCGCTGGCTCTCTCTGTTTCCAAAGCCGCCTGGCGCAGCACCTCCACCGCAGCCTGCTCATAGTCATCATCTAATTCCACTACGCGTGCCACCGTCACACCATCTTTAGTTATGACGGGATCAGCGCCGCGGGTATATAAAATAACATTTTGGCCGCGAGGGCCCAGAGTGGATGCCACGGCATCAGCGAGCTTGTTAGCTCCATTAAGTAACTTTTGTCGGATCTCATCTCCGAACAGGATATGGTCTTTGCTCACTGGGTTAGGTCTCCTACCAAAAATACATCAACGAGAAGTTGGGGATGGGATGCATCCCTAGAAAGCCGAGGCTCTTGTTGTTATAGCCCACCTGAACTGCAAGGGGCAACTCAAGAGCAATAGCAAACTGCTTCCACCGACGCTCCAATCCCACGCCGGGGCCGAAGGATAGCATCACTCCCTCATCTAATTGTCCCGTTCGTTCTACGTCTCTACAGTTGTTGCCGCTCTCATCACAAACATATTGCCAGTGGTTGCCGCTGTCCCTGTTGTAGAAGGCAGCAATCCCTAGTGACCAGTAGGCACGTCCCCAACTATTGGAGTTGAGGGTTCGGAATATTGTTCCTCCCACAAATACTGTGGCATCAAACTCTTCATCCACAATGGGGAGCAGGGAGACCTGCCAGCCGTGTCCGTTGGACTTTTGCCTGCTGTATCCCAGCCCCACACCGTGGGTTGAGCCAGCAACAAAGCCGATCCTCTGTTCATCCGCCGTCGCAACAGCGGGAAACAATAAGCTAATCATCAATAAGTAACGCATCTTCATTCTCCTTTACGTTTAAGATTAATATTTCATTAGATTTTCCCATCTTCTTGACAGTCGCTTGGGAAGCGGCATTGAGCAAATCCAAGATGGGGGTAATTATCTCTTTATCTTTTAGCGCCTCGGAATTCTGGATCCCTTCCATCAGCGCAATACTCTTTTTGAGGTCACGGCGCACAGCTTTCTCTTCTGCGGTATAAATATTCTTCATACCATAACTCCAAACAGGATACTCGATTTGATAATCTTTGTATAGTTCCAAAATTTCGGGATGGCGATTATATGAAATTGCCCAGTTATTCTTTTTCTTTATTTCTTTCGCGAACCTGAGATGATCGAAATCCTTATGCGTCGAACCCCTCTCACCGTATAGAGTAGAGTTTTCCAAAAGATATGGTGGGTCAGCGTAGATAAAAGTCTCATCGTCGTGCCTCCGTAAGCTGTCTTCAAAGTCTGCCTGCTCTACACTTAGAGAGTGACATACAAAGTTTTTTAGGCGGTCGATGCTGCTTTGGGTAAACCTCTTCTCCGCGGCTTGGTTGGAGTATCCTGCACTCAGAGTGCATCCGCTAAATGAGGAGCGGTTCAAAGCATAGAACATACAGGCCCGCTGCATGGCATCGTAATCTATCCAAGCCTGTTTCTTAAGAAAATCTGAGAACATTTTGGGGGTGCAAGGATGGAACGACGTCTCAAGAAGAGTGGCGACTGCTTCTGGCTGTGTCAAAACATGCTGCCAGAAGTTGGTGAGAGGCTCAAAGATATCGTAGCCATGAACTCTGACGCCCTGAGAGGCGTAATGAATTTCAATGGAACCACCGCCAAAAAAGGGACTGACAATTTCTGTCAGGTCTTTTGGGAAATATTTGGTTATTTCTTTGAGTGCTCTTGTTTTACCACCGGGGTATCTTAAGAGAGATTTCAATCTTCCTCGCTTTCTTAGTCTGATTCTACCACGGTTCGCCCGTTGGCTTAATAGAGCTAAATACCCGAGAAGCGTACTTCATTCTAATTTTGGCTAGCTTGGTTCCTTCGCTATCAGAAATTCCTATTGCATCTCTTCCTACCGGGGAAAATGTGAACCCTTGAGTCTCATTGTTGATATCTTGTGCTTTTTTCGTGGCTTTGCTAATGGTGGCGCTGTAGGGCGTCTTCTTTCCGCGCCCGGTCACTTGAATCCACGGAGGAGTTAAAGCGTCGCCTTCTTGCCTCACCCAAAAATACAAAAAGTGCTCTTTAAAGTCATCAAGAGCCATGTTGGTGTAAGTGTCGAGCACTTGATCTCGCGCATACTCCAACAACTGTCCCCCTGCCGTCTTTAGGTTCTTCAATAAAATGGGAGCCAGGTTCCCCATCCCCGTGGCTGAGAAAGGTGATATACCCTTGAGAGAGGGGTCATACCCTTCGTCGTTGGGGTCATCGATTGGGTTAATAGTTTTTTCGAGACGCTTTACAAAAAGTTTAAGGGCCTGCGCGCTCAGAGACCGGTATTCACCCGTTCCCTTTCCCTTTTTTTGGATTTCCTTTCCTAGCATCATCGAAAGAGCTTCAGCATATTTGCCAGGGTGCTTGGCTAGGTGGGCATTCACAGTGTTTAAAACTGCCGTTCTGAGTTCCTCGCGCTTCTTTTCAATAGCGTAATATGATTTTTGTCCGGGAATTCCTAAGATTGTTTGTTTTAAATCCAGCCGAATCCCCGCTTTCATCTGTTTTGTGGTGATCCCCCCAACAGGATCCAAAAGACTGCCGATGCCCCGGTTCGCCCAGGCGATATCAGCCTTCTTTTGTTTAGTAGATTTGGCCGAAATTCCAAGAAAGTAGCCACCCCCAGCTAACTTACTTGGCTTCTTGTATTGAACGACGACGTCGGAAGGGTTCAACCGTTGGTCAACGGTTTTGCCGGGTTCCGGTGTGGGGCTGTCAGCCCCATAGATAAACTCGCCGAGGGAGCCTTTGCGTGCGGTCCATGCCACTCGGGCGACGTTGTTCGTGTACCCCCCCTGGTTCAACAGGTCATACATCGCCTGAGCCCTTCCCTTCTGGGCGTCGAGGCGTTTCTCATAATTCTTGGGGAACATCGCCTCAAGCTCATCTTCTCTTTGGGTGAGTGTCGCCTTGGCATCTCCGCCATGGGAGAAAATATTATCATAAGTGGAGCCATTAAGAAGATACGCTAAGTGGATCTCATTAATGTCACCCTCTAAGGTTTGTTCTGCTGCTTCCGCGAGCAACTCTTCCACCACCACATCAACGAACTCATGTAGATTATTCAGACCTTCCCCGATTTTAATCGTGAGGGGAAGTTTAGCCTTCTCTTGAACGATCGCCGTCATCAACGCTGGAGAATGGTAGCGCAACTCTTCATCTACGTCAGGGCATCCGCAACTCTCAACCGCCCCCTTAACGTAGTCATCGACGCTGGCGGCACAGCCGCCATCTAAAAATAAATTCTGGCTAAAGATTTCTTGCTGATGATCCGTAAGCGTATCCCAATTGGGATATTGCATCCCGTTCATTTTAAGCCGACGATCTAGCTCTCTCACCTTGTCGCTGAATTCATTATGAACCGCTGGGTGACTCCCTATGTTAGCTACGTTTTCTGGCTTAAAGTTGGCATACATTACAGATTGTTAATTTCGCTTTGGATCATGGTGCGCAGGGAGTGGATGGACTCTGTCTTTGCTTTCTTTTCTTTCTCTGCTTTTTCCATCGACTCGTCCTCGTCACCATCCTTGTCCAAGTCAAGGAAGTCGGGCTTCTTGGCTTCGGTGCGTTGTCCCGGTGACAACTCGTCAGCGCGGCTTTTGATTCGGCGCATCAAGTCATTGACTAACTCATATATCTCGTGCTCCTCTGTTCCGTCAAGGTAAGGAATAAAATCATCGCGAAGAGAATACATCATGCCTTGCAGTTGATGAAGGGCAACTCTGTCTCCCCCCATGCGTCCCACGGTCAGATGCTTGGGAATAGCTTTTCCTTCTTCTGACCAGCGATTAATGTTTTGCATGAGGGCATTAGGTGGAGCGGCGGGGCGCACCTCTTCATGAAGAGATTGGTATTCCTCTTTGATGATTTGTGCTAACCGTGCTTTGGTAATTTTATATTGGGACATTATTTATTTTCTCCTTGTGAGATGACCTATCTATAAATAGTCACTTATCTAGGTGATTTCTCAATTCTTCTTCAGTTAATAGTGTATACGAAAATGAGTTGCCGTATAGATCCGCCGACTGCTTACAAAGGCTGACGAACTCATCATAATCTTTCACCCGTTTAAACACTTGGCAACCCGCACTCCACTTGTTGACAATATACGATTCTGTGTAAGGATTGCTCCGATGGATATTGATCCCAAAGAAGCCCTGGTTAACGTGACACTCCATGCGCTGATAATCAATCACGTCATCTTTGTTGTTGTCGCGCCACACTCCCACCTTTTGGCGCTGAACTAGGGCTTCATATCTTCCCTGGTGTTTTCCAAGTTGCCAGCCTCCTCGGTATTGGTTGGGAACCAAGACAGCCGTTCCCTGGGGATTCATGGGGTTTTCTAGCCAATACTTGCCCGGATCAGTCGTGATGGAGTATCTTTTCTGAATCATCAACTCTTCTTCTCGGTAGAGCACCAGCATAAAATCATCAAACTCGTTGGTGCCTTGGTTGTCGCGGCGCACCCCTATTAAATTTAAGTTTAGTTTTTTGTTTGCCCCGTCGAAAAAGACGTAGCCTTTCGCTTTCATCAGCGACATAATATTTGGGGAAGTTAGGAGTTCTTCTAGTGACTTAGGTGGGCTCTTCGGGGCCCGTGGGTTTTGCGGCTTTCGCAGCAAGTTCATTAGAAGATTTAATAATTGAGTTAACAAGTTCATTCATTTCCGTGTCGGGTTTCATCTTATAGAGCAACTCGCTGCCGTCTTCCTTGAATTCTAATTCTGCGGTTCCTAGTTTGTAATACATTAACATCGTTAAATAGGCTGGCAGGTTAAAATCGGGGTCATCTTGGACTTGGCGGTGTATCCATCTCATTACCCGAGCGGCAAAGAAAGCTTTCTCGGCGTGGATCACATTGTCGTCGCCTTCCTTAATATAACCTTCTTCCTCTAAAAGTTTAATGACATTAAATGTCAACTTTTCCTCGCTCATCTCGCATCTTCTGAATGCGGTCGGCGGCTTGCTGGCTTCCACGGAAACCTTCGGGTCCGCCGGGCTCTAAGGTCGTGACGCCTCGGATCTCCAATTCGTCTTCAATCCACGCTTGTCCGATGGGGTTGCCCACCGGGGCTGTGACAAACCCCATGGCGGCATCAACAATCGCATCTTCGGGAGGGCCAAACTCTGTGTTGTCCACGACAACAAAGTTGTCCCCGAAGAGTTCAGCGTAGGCATCTTTATTATCTTGTACGTCTTGCCACATCTGCCGCACCCCATCTTCGGGGAGTTTGCGGGATCGGGCTGCGTTTCTTTCTAGGGCTACTTCCATAGTAGTATCCACGAACAACATCAGCGTGTCATACCCCAGCGATTCCATCGCTTCTTTTTGTCCCAGTGTTTTCTTGTAGCGGCGGCCTGTTCCGTCAACGAGCAACCCAAGTCTTCCACTTGTGTAAAATGCTTTAAGTGCATTGAGTTGGTCTTTGGCTACGTTACGAATAGAGTCGGGGCTTGCGCCCTGAATAGCATCCCAAACGGCTGGGTCTGTTTGTTCAATGGTGGCAAGGTCGCTTGGGCTGATCCCGGCTTTGTTTAGACCCCTCTCAAATAATCTATCAGAATTAACATACTTGAGCCCAGTGTTCCCCAGGAACGAGGCGTTCTCAAAAGTGCTAGCACCTTTGGAGTTGCGCATCCCAAAAACCAAGTCAGCTACAAAAGATTTGCCGCTGCCGGGTCCGCCCGCTGTAAAGACACACTTAAGGATGCCTCGATCAAAGACGCCCTCCTCCAGAGTCTCGGGCTGCTCAAGCAGCCACTTAAGTTTTTCGGGCTGATACGAAGAAACGACCTCCTTGATCAAATCACGAAGGTCGTCTTCTTGGAAACGATTCATTATTTTCTCCCGAAGGATTACTTGCGTCGCAGGAGTCGTTCGACCACTCGTTTAAGAACTGCTTCGGTGAGTTCCTCGTCATCAATGACCTCAAGATCGAGAGCCTCATCCTTGCGGTTGTTGACGAAGGCGTCGTCGCCCTTCTTCTCGCCACGACCCTTTCCGCTGGTCTTTTTCTTTGTTCCCTCGGCTCCGCGCTCTTCGGCTCCCTTGCGCATATCTTCGCCGGGCTTTTCCTTCTTGGCGGTGTAATCCTTGTCTTCCCCAATGTCGCGACGGTTGTAGGCGCGGCGGTTGCCAGCATCGTCTCCCATATCCATTTCTTCATCGGCAGCGTCATCAAGCTCATCCGACACATCCATGCCCATATCCATCTCGTCGTCAGCGGCTTCGTCAGCGGCTTCGTCACCGGCCTCGCCTTCGACTTCAATCTCGACTCCCGTTTCCGAGGAAATAGCATCCACCACGGCGGCGACGATGCGTTCAACCGCTTCTTCTTCGCCCACGTCTGCGGCAGCTTCTTCGCCTGCTTCCATCTCGGCTTCGCCGGCTTCGACCTCGTCTTCCGCAGCCCCCATCTCGTCTTCCATGTCGTCTTGCTCGTCGAGCCAGTTCTCCGTGAGCGGTGCCATGTTGGCAAGCTTGCCCCAACGGCGCAAAACACGTTCGTTCAAAAGAGTCTTCTTGGTCATTATAATAATCTCCTTAAATGATTGGGTCATCAATCATTATTAAGTAGTTTGCCAATAGGGAAAAGCACCTATTCTTCCTCAAAATCTTCAAAAACGCCGGCCCCCTTAAGTTTCTTAAAAGCCGCATGTTCGATCTGGCTAATCCTAGGAAAGCTTACCCCCATGCGTTCCGCCACTTCTCGCAGGCTTAATCCGTTGTCATGCTTGCGCGCACAAACCACAGCACAATTCAAGTCTTCGCTGTGGTTCATCCAGTTCCTGCACGCTGTTGCGTCACACTCCACTCTCCATTTTTCATGCACCTCAAAACAGGTGGGGTCGGGGCTATACTGAGTTTCAAATTCTGTAGGGTCTTTGTCTTTTTCTTGTTGCTGAGTTTTAGGATCTTTACGATAAAACATTTATTTTCTCCGAGCGTTGTAGGTGTTGAGAATGTGGGCTCCACTCTCGTGAGTTCCGGCAGAAGTTTGCCTCGCCCATTCTACCTTATATCGGAGTTCTGTCAAGTTTCGTGCCCCCGAATAAGAGAGCCCACTTTTTATACCTCCTCTCAACTCTAAGAGAATATCCCCCACATTTCCTTTGTAAGGAATATAAGAAGCCACTCCCTCGGGAGTGGATGACTTGTTGCGCCAGTCGAGTTGAGCATCTTTGGAAGCCATTCCCCGATATTCTTTTACGGGATAGCCGTCGGGATGGTAAGCCACTGCCCCAGGAGTTTCGGTGGTTCCCGCAAGCAGGGATCCACACATCACGAAGTCAGCGCCAGCGGCTAAGGCTTTGACGATATCTCCGGAGCTTTTGATTCCTCCGTCTGCGATGATCGCGACGTCTCGGTCAGTTCTCGCGCAATCAAAGATGGTCTGGAGACCTGGGACGCCATGCCCAGTAACCACACGAGTAGAACAGATGGAACCCCCACCAATATTACAACGTATAGAATCAGCACCCCAGTCGGCAAGATCATTGACCCCCTCTAAGGTACATACGTTGCCCGCCATAATATGGATATGATTATCGTATTCTTCCCTCAAATTCTTGAGGGCTTCCTTCATCAAGATGTGATGACCGTGGGCAACATCTACGCAGAGGGTGTCTACCCCAGCCGCCACCAGGGCTGCGGCTCGTCTCATGTAATCGTCGGTCACGCCGATGGCTGCTGCGACGTTGCCAGACCAGTCGGTCTGCTGAATAGCGTGTTGAGCCATCTTCGCCTGTTCTTCTACCGTATGGTACCTGTGAAGAATTGCCATACCTCCAGCGTTGTTCATGGCAATAGCCATAGCATCTTCGGATACGGTGTCCATCGGCGATGCGATGATGGGGAGTTCTAAAACTTTTCCTCTCCCCAGGTCGCTTGATATATCTACCTCGCTTCTGCTCTTGATATCGCTGTATTGCGGTACCATCAGCATATCGTCGTAGGTGACTGCTTCTTTAAATTTCATTGGATTGCCCATCTGCCAATTCCTTGGCTTGTTGTTGGCAGTCAGGGCAAAATAACCTGACTAATTTTTCTTGGTTTCTTACTGATACGCGCCAACTCATGTGAGCTTCACGCGTCTTGGGAAAATCTTTATTGCAACCCGAGCACTGCTCAGGCAGTTGACTGAAGAGGGTTAGCTGTGACTTCATGCGGATGGCAGCGTCTTGAGCTTTCCTCTTCTCTTTCTTTTTCTTGTTGGCTCGCTTGAGCTTCTTTTTATGTTTTTTATCCATTGACCACCTCAAAGGGTTCGGTGCGATACTCTGCCAGCCAGTTCGGAACCTTGTCGGCTGGGTACCGTAAGCGCGGCTTGGATGCGTAGAACTTGCGGTAAGATACAACCGGGTTGGCTGACCTGAATTTCTCAGGCATCGCAAGTCGTAGGGGCGTGGGGCGCTGAGTGGGGAATCGCTCCCCATCAAACAAGATGACAATGCGATGAAGAACTTCGGAGCACTTGTGAGTCTTGTTGAACCGGCGACCATACTCCGCGATCATAGCGTCGCAGTGAACGACCAGCGACATAAAATTTGCGGCGGACTCCGCTGCCCACATACATGATGGGTGCTTGGGGTTGAACGAGCGATAAGGAGCGTCAAGCCCCTGCTCGTTGAGAACTGTAGATAAAATCTGACACGATTCTAAAATCATTTTAACCACGCGGAGGTTGTCTTGTGACTCCGCTGACTTGATCCAGTCAATCTCGCCGGTATCGGCGTTGCCCTCAATAGCAAAGATGTTCATAAGTTCTCCATAGATACGACTATAGCACTTATCCTGCAAAGGTCAAGTAATTTCTTCGGGCTCGTCGAAATAGTTGTCGAGAATTGAAAACATTCCCTCTAGCTCTGATGCCATCACCGTATCTTGCTCCAGAAGCATATTAGACAACACTACCAGATGCTCGCGCTTGGCCGCCAGCAGAATCTCTGCCTCGCGCAGCGCATCGGCGATGATCTCCCTCACCGAGCGATCAAACTGATCTTTAGTTAGTTCCGAAGAGTCGCTGGAGCGGGGAGCATAGCCTTCGGTCTTTCCAAAATAAACGGGGCCAAGAGCCCCCATCCCATAATCTTTGACCATTTTTTCTGCCACTTGTTTGGCACGCATCAAATCATTGGAAACGCCTGTGCTGGTGCCTTCCTCTCCATAAAACATTTTTTCTGCCACATAGCCACCCAGCAAAACCTTAATGGAGGCTATATTTTCTTTCTTGTTCCATGAATATTTATCATCTTCAGGCAATTGCATAGTGAGACCGAGCGCCTGACCGTGAGGAATGATCGTGACCTTATGCAAAGGATCCGCATCTGCTAGGTAATACGCCAAGAGAGCGTGGCCTGCCTCGTGAATCGCCGTCGCACGGCGCGCTCGATCGGTCATCTTCATAGACTTGCGCGGCTTCCCTATTATTAGTTTATCGCGCGCCTGCTCAAGGTGGCCTCGATCGACAGACGCGCTCCCCTCCATCGTAGCGCGGATCGCTGCTTCGTTCACCAGATTAGAAAGATCTGCTCCCGAAAAACCAGTGGTCATCCTCGCTATCTCATTTAAATCTACGGCAGTATCAAGGGGCACTCCCTTACAGTGTATATCTAAAATTTGCTTACGCCCATGAGCGTCAGGGAGAGGTATATGCACCTTTCGGTCAAAACGACCGGGGCGCAACAGAGCCTTATCCAGAACCTCTGCGCGGTTAGTCGCCGCCAATACAATAATGCCACTATGCTCCGAAAACCCGTCCATTTCTACCAGTAGCTGATTCAATGTCTGCTCGCGCTCGTCATGACCACCGCCGGAACCGGAGCCTCTTTTTCTTCCCACAGCGTCTATTTCGTCAATAAAAATAATACATGGAGCAAGACTTTTGGCTTGATCAAACAGGGCGCGAACTCGGGCTGCACCAACTCCCACAAACATTTCCACAAAATCGGATCCTGAAATAAGCAAGAAAGGGACGTTGGCTTCGCCAGCCACCGCCTTAGCCAGAAGGGTCTTGCCGGTTCCCGGCGCGCCCACCAACAAAGCTCCCTTTGGGAGTTTGCTGCCCATGCGGGTAAAGCGAGAGGGGTGCTTTAAAAAATACACCACCTCCTCAAGTTCTGCTTTGGCCTCCTCGCATCCGGCAACGTCAACAAAGCGAGTATGGTTAGCTTCAGGTAGAGAAAGACGCGCCTTGGTTTTAGCAAATCCGTCAACCTTCCCCGCGGAGGCAGATAAATTTTTGATCAAAAGATACAAAAAATAAAACAGGATCAGGAACGGCAACCACGACAGCAGGAGGGTCACCCACAGTGAGGGCGCTTCCGCCTCTAAAAATCTTACCTCTAAGTTCTTTTTGGTCGCCAGCTTATTAACGAAATCATCGGTAAGGGGCGCGGTAGTCACATATACCCGCTCCCCCAATTCCAGCCGCCAGTTATTTCCCTGCACCACAAAGCGACCGGGATTGTGCTCGTTGACATTATCAAGGAGCGAGAGAATTCTAGTATAACTCACCTCCTCTACAGACGGCTGGTGCCTTTTATCTGCCCAGGAGGCTAATGCTGAAATTAATAAAAAAGCGCCCAACCACATCGCTAGAACTCGTAGTTTTCGACTATAAAATATTCCCATCTATTGTGGTTCCCTCGCGCTCCTTTGTATAACTAGTTTTTGCGCAGGGATTTTTATGGTGCGGAAGGTTACTCTAATAGTTCAAGAGTGTTGAGGATCTTCATTTCTGATTCCGCGGTAGTCTCTGTTTCTTCCCAGTGGATAGTCCACCATTTGTCGTGGCGGCGAGTAAATGGTCCTAACAGCATTCCTACGAAACCGGTCGAAGGATCCTGCACCAAGGTACCTGATCTTAATTGTGTGCTCATCGAGCCTCCTAACTTCCCACTACTATGGGTGCTTGTTGTCTGGTCATTTTTTACACATTTGGTTGTTGCACAACCCTGATAAAAAATTGAATTGTTTCTTCTGGAGGTTGCAGGTAAAGAAGGGATCTTTTTCTGCAAACTCATCCAAATATTTGTTGGCAATAATTGTTTGGAATACCGTGATGCCGTGATCTTTGATCTTGTTGACATAATAAGGGTTGTCATCGTAAAAGATTTCTATGTTATGTTCTTTTAGGATTTTTAATTTATGTTCCGCCATTTTCTGGAAGTGATCCAAATCCATATTTTTTTTCTCATACTCAAATCCGCACAAGATATCTTCGTAGGTATCTGGACCAAATCCTAAATCGGCTAAACCTTTTTCTACTTCGTGTCGTTGAGAAGGGGGAGTTCCCGTTACAATATAAACCTTCCCCTGCCAACCGTTAATGAGTCTTTTAAAAAACTCAGGTGCATACGAAAGGGTATCGTGGAAATCAATGCCGATATTCATTAGCTCAAAATATCCATAGTATTATATATGTTTGTGTAAGTTTCCTGGGAAATATTATCTATCGCAAAGGGGCGTGGTTCGCCGATCCACTGAAGCTGGAACCAGAGGACGCCGTCGGAACGATCCCAGTCAGGGGGGGATTTGATAATAAGGGCTGTTTGCTTTGTCTTGCGACACTGCACGAGTCTCCCCACTTCAAGCGTACGGGGGACAACCTCAAACATTCCGTAGTGCCTACTCATCTTCTTTCCTAACGATGTTGAAACAATTATTAACGTTTACTAAAAGTGTTTGTTCTTTCTCTCCGGAGGTGAGCCACTGAAGATCTACATAGCGGTTGGCCCAGCTTGTGCCGGTACCTTTCTTCTCCTCGTAAGACTTGGTGAGGACAAGAGCGAGGCGGTCAGAACGTCGGCAACGCAGAAGAGTGCCGGGCATCTGAACTTTGTTCGCATGGTAGAGACTGTAGTCACTCTGATTCACTCAGCACCTCCCAATTCATAGGCATATAAATACATCGGCGACCGTTCGGAAATAGCACATCCCATAAAATATTTTTACCGGTCACTACTTGCTTGTTAGCAAGGATAGCATATTCTCCACACTCTTTAACGGTGGAGTTCTCACGGCACTGTTTCTTGATACGGAGAAGGGTGCCTGGTTTGAGTCTGTCAGGGTAATTCACTGGCTACCTTCTCCAACAGATCCGGGCGGTATCGCTTGGGATGGTTGCCGTTGTTAAAAAGAACGCTGACATAATGATATTGTCCGTCAGGAGTATGAGTGACAAAGTTGGAGCGCGTGATAAGACCCATCTGTCCGCCGGGGACAGCAATGCGAACCAAATCACCCACCTTGAACTGGGGTTTTGTGTCGAAGTCTGGATTCATTTTACTTTCGCCAGATATTCTATGGGGTATTGGGTTGACTGGTGCGCTCCAAAGAGAACGTCAACAAACTGAGTCTCGCCTCCGAGATATTCATCAAGAGCCCAATAGTTTGAGCGAGTGACGACGCCGAGAGCCTTTGTGGCGTTGGCACTGACCAATTCGCCAATCTTATAGCTCACATATTCGGGATTCATTACCACATCCTTTTCGTCAGTTTTTCTTCTTGAATAAAGAAGGTTGAGCTATCGGGCTTGAGTACACACCACATGGGATAGACCGGACCATTAATCTTTTCAACCAGAACCAAGGGCGTCTTGTTGTCAGCCAGGTCAATGAACCACAAGGTTGACAAGTGGTCAATCGCCGTCTTTCTAATTCTTACTAGGTCGCCGCACTTCATGATACTACCTCAAAATGGCTGGCGTTTCGCCAATGCTCTGCGTGAAACCGTGGTTCGTGCGTGGTATCCATGAGAGTTACTCTGATGATTAGGTCTGCGGGGTCGGGTCCTATCTCCGTTACCAGTCCCAAAGCACCCCCAGGCTGATTGGTAACTCGATTGGGCTTGCGTCTTACGAGGTTGCCGACTTTCATGAGAGCACCTCCGCTTGATCAGGGAAAACCATAACGGCACCCATGTCTAGGAAATTCATATTCTGCAAAGACTCGAACCGCACAAGAGACGGGTAAACCTTTACTCGCTCCGGTAGCTTGTCTTGATCTAGCTTGTGAGAGAGGTCATACTTTTCTTGGATAACCAAGCCAATCTCCCCCTCTAGTTTAGCACGGATGACGGGAGCGAACTGAGCCAGACCAGATTTGTTTATTTTGATAATCTGTCCGACTTTCATGAAATCTGCTCCATGTTGCAGACATAATCTACGAAAGATTGCCCGCCATCAATCGGCTCGCATTGATAGAAGAGGTGTTCATCGGCATCTTCATAGTCTCGGTCAAACTTACATGACGGCGACAAGCCGATAACCAAAGCAATCACATTGACCTCGGTTGCTGCGTTGCTGTTGACCAGCATACCCGGCTGGATGCGACAGCGTTTTTGAATCTCTTTTGCTACGCTCATCTGTGCCTCTTAATACATGAAGGTGTTTTCAACGAGGTGTTCAACAACCACGTCGTGAATTTCCATAGCATTTTGGGGATGCTCGTTGATGGCGTCGTACCAAGCGTCAAGTGCTCCTTGACCAACGGCTCCTAGAATCTTTTCAATGTGTTCTTGAACTGGCATGTCTCTCTCCTTGTATCTTATATTAGCACGGATAAGGTGCCTGTCAAGTTTTATTCTTGGGTCCCTTAGAAATAAGTTCTAGGTGGTCGCACCTTACCCAATAGTCTCCGTCGGGTGTTCGCACTTTGAACTTATTGTCGGCAGTGAAAACATAACGCTGCTTAATAACAATACCTGTCAACATCGTCTCATCAATATATTCTTCTGTTACTCGCCTAGCCTCAAAGTTTACAAGGTCGCCGAGTTGGTATCTAAACGGATTGCTCATCGTTCACTAATTTCAAATGCTGGACGGAATAATATTCTTCCAGTTCATATCCGAGCCAGTTAACCTTTACACAGACCGTAGTGCGGTCGTCTGGTGTTTCTGGATAGGAAAGCACCAGCCCAAGTTGGCGATTGTTGCCTTTGGCTACTGATTCCCGAAAACTCCAATCGGGCTCTACTAAGTCACCGGGTTTCACTTATCACCTCTAGGCTTCCTTCTCTAAAGACTTGACCGCCGCTGAACCCTTCTAAACGAACAAACCCCTCAGCCACTGAAAGAACCAAATATGTTCGGTCGCCAAGGCTGGCTCCATATCGTCCCTTGATCGAGACCAAATCACCCGGCTTCATTTATGACCTCCAAATACTTATTCCGAAACCAGTGAGTTTGTTTGCCCAGTGATGTTTTTTCGGTCAGAAGTAGTTGAGTGTAGTCTTCTTCTTCTGAAGATTCAAGAGCAATAATGATCCCGTAGAATATTTGGTAAGAGTAGCCCTCAGCCGTCTTAACCAAGTCACCGAGTTTCACGCCACAACTCCAATTCGCCGTAGTGCCAAGTTCTTTCTTTGCCTTCCAGCAAAGTCAAAACTGTTTCGCTTCGGTGGGAACCACCTTCAATAACTTTGATGACCAGCATCTTTTTGCCGGCCACTTCTCGGTCGGAAAAAATGTTTGGGGCTTGTCTTACCAAATCACCCGGCTTCATTTAGCACCTTCAATTCACACAAGCGTTGCTTACAGGGGGAGTTGTCGGACATAAAGTTCCAGAGAACGTCGCACCACATATAGCCCGCTGGGTTTTTGGGTGGGAGATAAACTTTTACAACAATACCTGAGACTGACTTGTCCATTTCGTGCTCAAACGTTACGAGATCACCGACTTTCATTGACTAGCTCCAAATAATCGTGGTCTTTGGGATAGGGTCCATTGCCTTCTCCGTCAGTCCACGCAATATCAACTTTTTCTTCTGCGCCTTCACAAGCCTTCCACACACCGACAACCACGCCATAGACTGGTTCTTTCGTGGGGTGTGACCATTTTACTAAATCACCGCGTTTCACTGATTACCTTTTCTATACGATAGGAGCTACAATTGCCGGGAGATCCGTCCTCGCAGTAAACCATACGAATGTGGGGCGGGATGCCCTCGCCGTGAAGCTCAACTTTAGAAATGAGGGCGAGGTGACCCGACTTCATCTCAACAAGGTCGCCAACTTTTAGTTCGTATCGCCAACCGGCGTCGTCTCTAATCATTTGTTTCTACAATCTCAAAGTTAGGGTCGCTGTGAAGGCTCACCCAGCGGGCATCCCTTACCTGACCCAAAGCCTCAAGCAGGAGGAAGGGGCCAGGAGCAGGCGTCTTAAACGATACCTTGTCAGTCTCCCCGCTCACCTTCCACATGTCACCCTTTTCGTGAATGCGGTTTTTGCCGTGACGGGTGATGCCAGAGAGCTTAACTGTCTTGCCTACGTTAGGTCCAGGCGGTAGCTGTGTCCAGTGCTTTTTCACGACTCTCTCCCTCACTAGTATACTACCACCCTATTGGGATAAGTCAAGTTATTTATTTTATTGTGCCAGCAATATTTCAGCGTAATTTACACATAGACAGACAGTCTTGATTCCCTCGGGACGACACAGAAGTGGTCCTCGTCCAGATTTAGTGAAGGGGTTTCCAGAATAGGCAACCACGCTATAAAAGTATCCTTCGGGCCAAATAGGTTCAGGCCCACTACACACATACCCCAGCGTGGGCTTACCCTTCAGACGAATTTCAACCACTTCACCAATCTCAAATTCGTTTTCAACCATAATGAAAACCTCCCTTACAGCAGTATATTAGCACACTTCTAGGAGAGGTCAAGTTATATTTCGATTCTGAGAAAAGTCAAAAATCTGGAAAGTAGGGAGCGATTATTTTTCGGAGCCATCTCGTTTTTGGTAATTTCATCCGCACAGGTAAAAAAGCGTTGCTCTCGGTATTGCTGGAGCAGGCGCTCGTCGCTTAATACCCACTTGCGGAGTCTGAACCATTCCACCAAGTCACTGGGAGTATAAACGGGCTGGTTCTCTAAGATAGCCAGACGGTATAATGCAGTAGCCACGGAGTTCTCCTCTACCATAGTATACCATTCCTTCGGCAGAGGTCAACAAAAAAACTAATCGTTTAGTTCAGATATGAAAGCCTCTCGCCAATTTGTGTAGGACCCATTTGGATACCTTTCTTTACAAACTCTACTGTATTCATACGTCATATCCCAGCCGTCTAAGATGGCCATGTGTGGGAGAGAGATAGAACCGTTACTTGGGCACACATCAATTAGTTGCGCCCCCATTGTAATGCTGAAATTGGGATCAATGACCATCTTGGCGGGATCGGCTTCCACCAGTTCCGCATAGGCCAAACATTCTTCTGGAGATATGTCTGGGCTGCCTGTCGCATCTTGAGCTACTGCTATCAGGTAATCCCACTGTGCGTTGTCGCCGCCAGAGATGGCGTGGTCGAAGGTGATGCCTCGGAGGTAAGCCTTGCAGGCAGGGCACCAGACTGTGCTGATGGCGAAGACCTGTAATTTATTTTTGCCGCAGCCGTCGTGCAGTTGAACTTCCTCACCAAGGCAATTAATAAATGTAGCGTTGCGTAGTTGGTCGCCGATTCCGTTGCCGGTTCCCCGCTCTTCGCATCCGTGGTCAGGCTCGGAGGGTCCAGCGTCTGCCGGTCCTGCATCTAGCGTGCCCTCAAGCGGGGCTTCTCCGCACGCAAGTATCCCTAGAAGAACCCCTACATAAAACTTCCCTTTCATATAGTAAGTATGTTGGGATATCCGTAAGTTGACGTATTTTTATTTATCGCCCGTTGAACCGAGAGCGCCGTCACCCCGGCTTGTTTCCTCGTCGTAAATATTTTCTGCCTCCACCAACTCAAGGTCGGTGGTGATTTTGACGAAGACCGCTTGGGCAATTTTATCACCCGCATGAAGCGTCTGGGTACGGTCGCTTGGGTTGTGAAGGTTCACAAAGATTTCTCCTGTGTATCCTCGGTCAACCACGCAGGCTCCCACGAGGAGGCCACGCTTGGAGGCGATCCCAGACTTGTTCTTGATCTCCATCATATATCCTTCGGGCACCTCAATCTTAAGACCTGTTGGCAGAGTAGATGCCCCGTGAGGAAGGATGCTCTCAATCTGTTTAGGTATCATATCATTCGGAGGGGGGCAGAAAAATAAATCCATGCCGGCATCTGTGGGGTGTGCCCGTTGAGGCATTTTAGATTGGGCATGGAGTAATTGAACTCGGAGGGGCATCATATCACTTTCATAGTCTGGGCAAGCTGGCTTGAGGTTACAACCGCAATTATAACATAATAGATCGTCTTTAATTAAGTTTTTTCCATCAATCATCGGGGAGTCAATCCTCTCTTGTGTATTTTAATTATCTTCGTACGAAATTTCACGGTACAAATATCTCCTTCAATATCCATTATTATTCCTTCCCAGTCAAACAGGGATAAAAGTTCCCATACATTGCAATGGACGCTTTGCCCAATACAAAACTCTTTGATTGGATTCACATTAGTCGTGAAACGCCATGTCAATGCCGTCGTCTACCTCATCGCCATGAACATCCCAGCCCTTAGTGGTCTGGCGAGCAAATAGTTCCAGCTTTGCCTGGTCCGGAAACATTTCTTCAATTCTCTTTCTTACTTCCCCTGGCTTGGTGCTGTGTTTTTGGCGCATCTTCGATACCAGTTGTCGGATGTTCCGTGCCCCACGCGGTTGCGGGATCTTACCTCGCTTACCGATAAGGCACAGTTCGCACTGACTCATAGTATAAAAACCGGGATTCACTTTTTGTTTATCCCAAACAAAACCGACGGTCGCCCAGCTAAACCCCCACGCCTTCATGAGTTCAATGGCCTGGTCGAGGTGAGGATTGGTTGTCCACAAAAAAAGGAGACAATCCTCGTCGCAATGACGTGTGATATCGAGGCGTTTTAAATCCTTAAGTTTGAGGCACTCATAATGACGCAGCGCGCCCCCGCTGTCGGGGCCGCCTTTACCCGTGTGCTGCAACTGCCCTTTGTAATCCCACGGGGGATCTGCGTAGATAATCTGATATTTTTTCAAGTCAACCTCCTAAAGGTTCTGCGGAGACTGCGAGTGCTAAATCCCCATTTATCACTGTGTTCTAGGTTGGCGACGTAAACTTTATTCAAGGAAATCCTGTCGTTGTCTTTGACGCCCCAGCATCTAATGCGGGCATCAAAGGCGTTGCTGTCAGTCGTGTGGATAATCCAATACGCTGCGCCGTTCTTTGTCTTCTTTACTTTTACTTCCCTCGGAATGAACCAGACCAGTTGAAGGTCGGGGTCATACTCGCTGATAGGTGGGCAGCCTCGTCCCATTAGATTGTCCTGAATCTCTTGTGGCATAATCTCGTGGATCGGAAAGATGCCAGTGAGAGAGGCGAAGTGTTCCAGCTTCTCTTCATCCGTGAAGTCTCCTTCGGGAGCGTAGAGTTCAATGTTATCCTCAAGGTTTTTCTCCTTGCGTGGCCGGTCAACTGCTACCGCTGACCAAAAGTGTCTGAGTCCTGTGAACCTGTCATCCATCAACTCGTCAAGAGCTTTACTCCTGACCAGCACATCCAAGGCTTTCTTGTTGAGTTTGGAGTAGGTAATGTTCTCATGGAAAAGGAACTCCTCAATCGTATTGAAGGGTCGGTTGTTGATAATCTGGTCTAGGGCGCTGTCGCCCAGACCTTTGATGCCGGCAAGCGGTTGAATTAATGTTTTGCCGTCGTCTCCAATTTCCCAGACTCGTCCTGATCTATTAATGCTGGGTGGCTCTATCTCAAACCCAAAGGCTTTGGCGGTGTTGATAGCGCCAGCCTTCTTGTCCTCTGGTTCCTTGTCCAAGAACGCAGCCATCCACTCAACGGGATAATAATAACTAAGCCACGCACACTGGAATGACACCGCTCCGTAAGATACAGCGTGTGACAAGTTGAAGCCATATCCGGAGAAGTATTCCATGTTGGCCCACTGTTTATCGGCCACCTGTTGGGATAGCCCATGCTCGGCACAACCTGCTACGAACTTTTTATAAATCTTGTCTCTTACTTTATCTTTTCCTGTCCCCTTTTTCGTCAGAACTTTACGGAGGAGGTTGCCCTCGTCCAGAGAAATATCCTTGCCGAGCTTGTGAGCTAGCATCGCCAACTGTTCTTGGAAGACCAGTAGTCCGTGAGTCTCGCCCAAAACTTCTTTAATGATTGGGTGGTCGTAATAAACTTGGCTCGGGTTGGTCTTGTTGGCAACATAGAGACTATGCGCCTTAGCGGATAAAGGTCCCGGTCTGAAGATAGCTGTGACCGCTGCGAAGTCTAGTAACGATGTGGGCTCTGCTTCTTGGCAGAACCGTTGTGCTCCGCCGTTGGTCATCTGGAAGATGCCAGCCCACTTGCCTTTGTGAAAAACCTCTCGCCAGACTTCTTGGTTGTCAAAATCAATTGCGTCGGGATGGAGATGAGCATTATAATAATCTCTGACCTGTTCAAATGTCGGCTCTTCAATCCCTTCGTGTCGTTTTAATATATGTCGGATGGCTCCCGAAATCATACGGAGAGTTGATAGTCCGAGCAGGTCGAATTTAATGAAGCCGAGTGGCTCAAGGTGGCGAACGTTCTGGCCTTCACTCCACGGGGTCTGGATGACTCCGCCGGAATTGATGAGCGGCATATGTTTGTCAAGGTCCTCTGCTACAACCACGCCGCCAGCGTGTCGTGATATGCTCCGCATATTGCCGAACAGATTATCAACGTGAGTCTCAATATGAGGATACTTTTGGAAGAAGTCTTGGAGGGTTTCACTGTATTCTTTTACCTCCGTAAATGTTGGGGTATAGACGCCAGCGATTTGACCGTGCGCTTTCTTGGCTAGAGGTGTGGCTTCGCTCATCATAACACCAGTGACCTTGTTGACTTCCATAAACGGAATGTCATAGAACTTGCCAATGTCTTTGATGAGAGAGCGGAGTTGAAGCGTATTGAAGTTGCTGATGGGGACGACCGTTGTCTTTCCCCAGTCTTCTGCTAGTTGCTCCTTCAAAGCCATTGGCTCCTCAACATCAAAGTCAATGTCCGGGTAGCCTTTGCCGCCCTTGGTTAAGAACCTCTCAAACTGTAGGTCGTATTTGATGGGGTCAATCTGAGTAATGTCTAGAACATATGACAGGAGGGAGCCAGCGGCTGAACCTCGTCCAAGTCCTACCAACATTTCCTCCTGGGCTTTATCACTGATAGCTTTCATCGTCAGAAAATACTGGGCGAACCCTCGGTCCTTGATGATTCCTAGTTCATATTTAAGACGCTCCACATACTCGGGGTCTGTGATATTCTTTTCTTTCATTCCCGCCAAGGCGTCTTGGGTCAGAGCTTGGATGGCTGTCTTGCCTTTGGGCACCACGAATTCTGGGAGGCGTACTTCACTGCCCGGAAGGAAATCTTCACAGCGATCAAAAGCGATGTGATGGGTGCGTTCAATGCTGTCACGGATGGCGGTATCATCATAACTGATACGGTGCTTGGCTGAATATCGTTTGTAACTCTCCCACATCTGGTCCCCATTTTTGGGATAGAGTTCGTAGCCGACTTCATCAACCGTCTCGGGAAGACCGTTGTCGCCGTCAGCCCACGCTGGAACTTTGCCGCCCCAGCCGATGCGCTTATACATCTCTCGGTCTTTCCAAAGTTCTGGTCGGGGGTAGTGACTGTCGGCAGTGCTGATAATCTCTACGCCCATTTCCATACAGGCTTGGATAATATAATTGTTGCCTTCGTGCTGTTCCTTGATATCGTTCCATTGAACCTCTCCGTAGAAGCGGTCGCCAAAGATTTCTTTGAACTGGGCGATTGTGTCCCGCATCGCTGAAAGAACGTGGTCTGGGCTCTTGTCTCTGTTCTTCCAGAAGTCTGCGAACAAAGGACCAGACATACAGGCGCTGCTGATGATGAGCCCCTCATTGTATTTGTCCAGCATCTCAAAATCCATACGAGGATAACGATAAAAGTTTTCAGGTTGGTAGCTGTTGGATACCAACTGGAAAAGATTGTTGAGACCTGTCTGGTTCTGCGCAACCATCACAAGGTGGTTGCGGCTATTGAGAGGATTAAATTTCTTTTGTCGGTCCTCATCTTCAATGACCATTCCATACTCTTCTTTTTTTTGTTTCTTCTTGGAGTTGGCCTTGTGTTCTTCATACATTGTGCGCCACTTACGATGGGACTTGATGAAGTAGGATTCACATCCGTAGATGGCTCGGAAGTCTTTGCCGTCTGCCTTCATTTGCTTCAAGTGTTCCACCTGAAATGACAAGCCGTTCATGTGACCGTGGTCGGTGAGAGCGTGGGCATTCATCCCGTTCTCGTAGGCGAAATCCATATGTTCGCCTGGCATCCCCAATCCGTCAAAGGGGGAGAGCCCAGAGTGTGCATGAAGACCCACAAATGGGATCTTGCTTACAATCCGTTCAGACATTAGCAACCTTTCTGTTTAGTATGCTTCTAGTATACATCAAAATAAGAAAATTTCAAGTAAAAAATGAGCGGGGTACCCCCTCCCCGCTCGCCACCCGCCGTAACAGGGAACACCAATTACCTCTAAATAGTAATCCGCGTCACGCTTCGGCGGTGCTTTCTTCATCAAGGGGGCTCCCGTATACATCCTTGTGCCCGTCCTGGTAAGTAATGATGGTTCGATTAGCTGGGTGTGGTTCAATGTGAACCTTCACAAAATCGCTCATACTATCAAAGATGGCAATACCTCCACGGGGCGGTGGGTACAGCCAATGAACAACACACTGTCCAGTCGCCATGACGACGCCTTCAATAACGACGCCGTCGCCGGAGACTCCGGTCTCATCATGCTGGCGGAATACTGTAAAACTGGTAATCCCTCGTGGTGCCAGCTTTGAAGGTGGCTTGGGGATTAAGTCGTCAGCAACCTCTTCAGCCGTTTTCTGTTCTTCGCTCATTTTGATATTCTCCGTAAGCATTCAAAACATTCTCTAACCACTGGGTGCTTACTGGCGTAAGCCAGTCTACCCGAATCTCTTCAGGCTCCCGATAGGAGGATCTCATTTTTTTATCCCAGGCAATCTTGGCAATATGAATGTCGTCTTCCAGCCAGTTAACTTTGCAATAAGCCCAGCCGTGGTCGCCGATTCGTTTGGAACGCACGACGCCTAGGCGCAAAAGTTTGTGGTGCATGTTCATTACAAATGTTCCCACATGAATTCCGTAGGGTTCGTCTTTTAATCTCATTGTTCTACCTTTCTTTACTCGCCCTCTAATTGGGCTTGTTCGTCTTCGCCGACTCTGGTGGCTTCATAGGGAATGAAAAGAGATACCACATCAAAGCCGGACAACGAATAAAAAATGCCGTCATAACTTTCTCGGATATGCTCTAGCATATCGTTCCATTCCATTCCTTTGCGCAATCCATAGACACGATGGCGGTGCATCTCCTTGTGACCCTCGGGGTCGTTGCGAAAATCATAGATGCGATTAGCGAGAATCGTTGCTTGGTAAAGATACCGTCCTGACGACACTTGTCTTTCCTTCTGTTCCAAATCTACATACCAAAATGTTCTGGGCACCGTACTTGTTTCATACTCTCTCATAGAAAACGAACTTCTTTTAGCTTTGTCGGCAAAATATTTGGGGTCTACTATAATCTCTTCTTGGTTTGTGGGGGCATAATGGTATAGGGTGAGGGTACCCCCTCTGTCGTAGCGATTCATCTGGGCCTCACTGAGGAACTCTTTAAAATCTTTAATAAGTTTTTTCATAAATTCTTTTTTAGTTCCCGAAGTTTGAGACGCAGGATTTGGCGATGGTGCCAGCGGGACTTGGGTGTCCTGTTGGTATCCAGAGAGTATCCAATTCTGTTATTGATTTCCTTTATCAAAGTTTTATTAGTCTTTCGCTGTTGCGCTGTTAAACTGGGAAGGTCGTAATCATATTCATGACCTTCTTCCATTTCATATTGGTCGTCAAAGAAGGGAATATAAAATTTACGAGCGGCTGACTGCCGTTCTTGAGAGAAGAAATCTTCGCGCGACTGAACTTCTTCGTCGAACAAGACTGCATCTCTCTTCTGCATCGTCTGGTCGCCCTCGATGTATTCAAAAACAAACCGGTTTTCCTCCGTCTTCTCCCCCCAAATGACTGACTCTTGGTTAAAATATTTGCCAGCCTCAACCATATCTTCACGGCTGATATTGGGTATCATCATAGAACGCTCCTTGCTACCGAACTTTCCACGAATGCGGATAGGTCCATAGCCCCTCTCTCGAAACCAAGCCATCAATTCTTTGTTAAGTTCTCGGTTTTCTTTGGAGGATAATTTTTGAGCCATTGGGTTTTCGCCGGTCATAAAGCCGACCGTATCTACCGAGGCTACTTTACCCTGTAGGATATTCTTGATCCGGTTAAACCCAGATTCATTCAAGAACTTTTTCCACTCTGTCAATAAACTTTTCACTTATTTACTCCACGCAAATGAGGTGATTTTCTCCGATAAAAATATATTCATGGCCCTCGACCTTAACCGTCTCCATCCCAAACGCATGAAACACGATCTTTTTATCCGTAAGGTCGGAGGAGCAATCATCAGCACAAGCGATAACCCTAGCGGTTAGAAACTCGGCTGCCTGTTCTTCAACCGGAACGAAAAAAACCCCCTCCTTTTTTTTCTCTTTTATTACCTCAATAAGTAGTCTGCGGTTTAGCGGTTTCATCATAGCTCCGTTCGATACTCTGATATCATCATATTATATGTTGACGTTTTTGTCAAGTAATTTCACACTCACCGCCGGCACACGCTGCCTCCCCCTTAAGGTCGGTGTTATCATCTTCTTCCACAATCGTCGTAAGATCAACGGTGGCAAGCTTTTTCATCATCACGGTATATTTTTCCTCTGAACAATCTTCAAAGGGGGGTTGGCAATAAGTTCCTCCGTTATGGGGAAGGACACTCAGTCCGTTATAATGATTGCGATTGTCCCACATCCATTCCCCAGCATCGATCCACTCGTTCTCATGCAGGGAGATGGTGGCAGAGACGTTGTGTCCGTTTTGACCTGAGCGTTTGCCTGGGCTAACCCATTCTTGTGTTATTTTCTTTACTCGTCGCAAAAGTTGGAAGGCAGATTCCGTGCGGAGGATGGCCCCTTCGGGAGCCTTCTGGGGCACCGAGATGACGGCTGTATCGTGGGGGCGGAAGAACTCGTCTTCCACCAACTCCGGGTGGTGAATTGCTAGGTGCCAATAAATTGGCTCATTTTTGCCAACCCTAATGCGGCGAATATAATAATCATTGTGCCAAGCATGAATGCCGCTAGAGGTTCCCAGGGTCAAACTAGTGGTTCCTGCGGGCTTTACGCAGGTTGTGCGGGCAGCGTGATTGATACTTATAAGATCAGCAACTCGGGCATTTTCTGCCTTGACTGCTCGGGCCGCTGCCGTCAAATCTATGTCGTCTTGGAGAACTCTTCCTGATGCAATGCCTGTCATTGACACACCGATGAGAGCATCCTTTTCGGTGTTGCGCTGCCAGATGTTGCGAAGGTAATGAAAGTCGGTGTATCCCGCTTGAAGAGTGCCGATAAAAGCGGCGGCCTTCATCCGCTGTTCTAGGTCACGCTGGTCGATGATGTTGCTGACGTTAACTTCAGTGAGGTTGCAGAACTGGAAGGGGCGTAAACCAATCTCACAACAAGGGTTGGTTCCCCAATCCTTGTCATTAGAGAGATAGATTCCCGGTTCGCCAGCGTTGGAGGCTTCAACGCGCTTCCATATATCTAGGAAAAAATCTTTTGTTATCCTGTGCCGCAAGAGAACAGCCGAGTTGTTGGCTCGACCTCGTTGAGAATTAGTCTCCCACCAGTTGCCAGTCTTGCAAGCAATCATCTCGTTGTCGCAGGCAGAGAACAATGATATAAGGGCGGCACGCCGGATGCCTCCTGCCAAAACTGCATCGGCGATGTGACAGATTATGTCATGAACCTCGATGGGAGCTAGCTTATCTCCATCACTCTTTTGGGCTAGAACACCCTCCACTTTTACCAGGCACTCGCGCAAGGGCTGCGATCCAGGGGCTTTGCCGCCCGACGTTACCAGGCGAGCGCCTTTAGGGCGAATATCACTAAAATCAAATCGTAGTTTAGAGCCGCCGCGGAAGTAGCTGCGCACAAGATATTTAACAGCGTCGGCCCATCCTTCAATACTATCACTTATTAAATACCTCCGCGTTCTTTCAGGATTAGGTTTTCTAATCTCGGCAAGTTGCTCAACGTGATGTTTCTGAACAGAGTATCCTACACCAGTTCCGCCGAGGAGGAGGAACATGATCTCTCCAAATACTCGCCAGTCATCTACAGGCGCATAAGCACAATTGAATACGCGGTTGGGAGAGATCTCAATGGGTTTCCCTGCAAATTGCATGGAGCGCATAGAGGGGAGCACCTTCTTCTCGTAAACAAATTCATAAGCTTTCTTAATCTCAGCCTTCAAGGGGGGATACTTTTTCATGTGCATCTTCATGTTACGACTCACTAACTCATCCCAAGTTTCCCGGCGGTTCTTCTTGGGAAGATACCGCGCATACTTCATGTATACCGTAATGTCGGATAGTATCTGGGTTGATAGGTCTTGGTCGTTCATGGTGCTTCTTTCTCCTGTTCTAAGTTTTGTTTCAAATCTCGCAACCCTTGTTTAAAACTTTTTTGTTGGTCATTTTCTTTTTTTTTATCTTCGGAGGTGGTCTTCCTCTCCTGTTTGAACTGTTTATATTTTTTGCGCAGATGCGCGTCTTGTTCTTGTTTGGTCTTCATCACCACGGCGTCAATCGTGGAGTGCTCGTCGGGGGCTAATACTTTAAGGTGAACCTTTGAGGTGTCAAACTCCATAGGGTAGACGATGCCGTCAATGCCGTTCCGGTTCTTGGCTACAAACATGCGACCCTTGTTCTCGGTCTTGTCCTCAATCGTGCGGGAAATAGTACAGATAAAATCAGCGACGAAGCACTTATTGAAGGCTTCACTGATAGCTTCCATCGTAATGACTTCGGCGTTTAGTCCGCTTCGGTTGGTTTGGGATGCTGTCCATACTGGGATATCCCAGACTTGTCCGATGGCTCGGAGTTCTTCATAAATGTTTCCGAGGCTGTGGCGTAATTCCTGTGTCTTGAAGCCCGTGGCAGTAGGGCGAAGTAGGTCAGCATAATCTACAATAACCATGTCAACATCTACACCTTTCTGCTTCAGCTTCTCAAGGTGCCCGGTGATGGTTCTTGTGGAGGCTGACTTCGTGGGATACTCTTTGATAATTAGTTGCCCCGGAATATGTTTTACAACTTCTATAATGGAATCTTTCATGCTCATTAAATCTTTGAGTTGCACGCCGGTCAGGCACGAGTCGTAGCGTTGCCCGACAACGGTGTCGGCTAACTCCAAAGTGTAATGAACAACTGTCTTCCCCTTGACGACGGCCATAGCTCCAAGGTGAACAAGAGCCATTGACTTACCCGCTCCCGTGGGAGCAACAACAACGCCAAGCTCTCGCTTCCCGAGACCACCCTTGGTGATGCTGTCAATCTCGTCCCAGTGAGTAGGGATCGGATTACGCATCTTCATTTCAAAGCGGTCTTCCACATCTTTGTGGTAGTCGTGCCCCTGGTCGTTATCGGACCCAAGGTTCATCGCTTCGTTGATAACTTTTTGTATCTCATCAAAGCTCTGGGAATGGAGAAGATCTACTGACTTTAGGATTGCTTCCTTGAGTTTCTGCTTCTTGCAAAAGTCGAGGGATTTTTCTTTAATATATTCGGCGTCGTCGTCGCCTATGGCGTTGCTCTTGATTCGCGCGAGAAAATCAATGACCTGCTTGATAACGCTATCGGAGTAATCTTCGGTCTGAGTGCGAACCACGGAAACCATGGCCTCGTAGGTAGGGTGGGGATAACTTTGCTTGTGCTGGAAAAAAAGATCGACAAATACCTGAAGGTATTTCAGTTCTAAATAACTGATATCTAGAACTTCTTCCATCTGAGCGGCAAACGTGCGGTCAAAAAGAATTGTCTTCACTAGTTTTTCTTGAAAGGCTTTTCCAAACTTACTAAATGTATCGTAGTGTTGTTCAACCATCAATAACCCTAGTTCCTACTATAACCCAACTGGTGAAAATGTGAAGGCCGACCCTCATTTATTTTGCATGAGAGCCGAGCATGACCATTAGCTCGTCAATATTTAAAGTACCAATACCATCTTTGAGGAGCATTTTCCTAATTTGAGTGCGATTCAATTTGACCCCGTCATTCTGAATAGCGTATTTGAGTTTGCGCGTTCCTTGCAATGATATGGTGCTCGTATATAGTTGCATGATTTCGTAATTTAAGGCAATAATTTCTTCGCTTTCCAGAACTTTTTGAAATGCCTTGACTTTATTTTTGTTCTTTTTTGCGTGGGTCAAAATGTCTGCTAAACCATAGTCTTGGTTTTCCGAAAGGAAAGAAAATCTTTTGGCAACTGTGGCTAGACCCAGACCTTTTACTCCATCCAAGTTATCTGACTTGTCCCCGACGATGGCTCGTGCCCATGCAAAGTTGCGAGGATGAATGTGGTATTGCTCTATCACCTTGTTCTTGTTCAGAACTTCCTCGTTCTTGCCGGGTCGGATAAGAACTGTCTTGTCGTCGCACAACTGAATAAAATCTTTATCAGAGGAGATGATTAATTTTTGCCAGGTTGCATATTGATTGCAGTGACAAAGCCACGCAATCACATCGTCGGCTTCCACATTTTCCACAGCAAGTTGAAGGACTGGGAGGTTTTCTAAATACTCTGTTAGTCTGATGACCTGCTCGTATTTATTTTCTCGCTCTTCTTCGGGGGTGGAAAACTCATACTCTCGGTTGAGCTTGGGGGCTTTGCGTCCCACCTTATAGTTTTTATTTTTTTCCCTGCGAGACTGGGAGCCGCCGGGACCTTCCCACGCTACAACAACTCGGTCAGGCTTGGCCCGCCGTACCTCTTTTTGAAGGGACCGCAAGAAGCCAGTCAACCCTCCGATGGGGTTGCCGTTGGCATCCAGTTGAGGGGACATAACATAGTTGCGGATGAACATATTTTGTCCATCGATGATAAGCAATCTTTTCATGGGGCTCCAAAGAAGTTTCTACTTCTTTCCTATTCTACACTCATCTTCTAAAATGTCAAGAACTCTTTTCTTAAAGTTCTCGTCTTCCAAAAGTTTCGGAAAGTCCTTACTTTGGAATTTTTTATCTTTGCCGTCAATATTGATTGTATACCACGCACCGCTGCGAACACAGCCGGGAGTCCCGCTGATAGCGGTGAGCCACGAGCCTGAGTCGTCAATGCCAACTCGGTCGTTGGCCAAATCAAATAACACATCAAACTCACAACTGCGAGGTGATGGTCCGAAGCGAGACTTCATGGTCTTCGCACTCGTGTGGAACCCAATGATCTGTTTCTTTGCGTTCCGGATTTCTCCGTTGGCTTTGCTCTTGTGCTGGGTCAGCCAGATGCGAGCAGAGGCGTGGTAGGGCAGAGCCTTCCCGCCGGGCTCAACTCGGTTGTCGCCAAACATCACGCCGATGTTGGTTTTCAACTGGTTGGTAAAGACCAGAGCAATCTGCTCCCTGCCAAGAGTCTCCGTCACTTTTCGCATGCCTTTGGCTAGAGCCTTGGCTGTCAAGCCGATACGACTGTTGGGGTCGTAGTCTCCTTCAATCTCGGCTCTGACTGGTGTGCCAGCAACGCTATCCCAAACAATACAAACAAGTTTGTTGGGAGCCTTTTCCCTGATGAGTCCAATGAGACGCTCGATGTTCTCAAAGACCTCCTCAATCGTGCCGGGCTGAACATACATAAAATTGTTCTTTGTGTCAAGCCCTAGTTGTTCCATAAAATCCGGAGAGGCTGCGTTTTCTGTATCAATATATACAGCGAGCCCTCCCATCTTCTGGCAGTTAGCTAGGATCTGAGTCACGACAAGGCTCTTGCCGCTGGCAGATTCACCAGCAATTGTTGTGAGTTTGCCTACTGGGATTCCGCCGTTTCGTTTGTTGGATATAATATAATCCAAGAGCGTTGATCCGGTAGGAATCCAAGTCTTTACGTCTGTGGGGTTGTCCCCGTGCAGATCGTAAGCAACATTCTCTTTAGCTGCCTTGTTTAATTCGCTGCGCAAATCATTTACAAGGGAGTTTGTAGCTCCTCTAGCCATTTTATCTCCATAAGGAGAGGCACCTATAACCCCGTGCCTCCCTGCGGGTTTGGCGGTCAACTACGCCAAAAGTTCGTCGAAGGCAGACTCAATGTCAGACACACCTTCCATGCTGGTGCTCGGCTTGGTCGTGGTGGTAGTGTTTTCATTGTAGCGAGTGGTTTCCGATCCGGTTGTAGCGGGCTCATTGTTGAGAGTTTCCTGCAAAACCTTTTCGCACTCTTCAAAAGAAACACGCACAAAAGCCTCGGTCGTGTCGGGAACGGTAGCAAGAAGCTTCTCGCGATCATCCTCGGTGGCGGCGAGCGGTGAAGTTTTGCGCATTGGTCGAATGTCAGTAGTGGGGAAAGATTGCCCCGACTTCTTTCCGTATTCGACGCGAATGTCAGTTCCTTCAACGGCATCAGTAATGTCGCCATACTCAGGATCAAGAACAACATTAAGAAGGTTCTCGTAGGTGGTGCGTGAAAAGCCCCACCAGCGAATCCCTTTGTCTTCTTCACCGCGAACGAGAACGGGAGCGAAGACACGCATCTTAGGCCAAAAGCGTTTGGCGATCTGCTTATCTTCCTCGTTGCCGCTGTTCCAAAGTTTGGTTCCAAACTCCGAAATGGGATCCGTCTCGCCAAAAGTGCGAGGGCTCAAAAGGCTCGTTTTGCCTTCGGAGCCAATTCCGTAATGGAAGTAACATTCCTTGAATGGGTCGCCGTTGGCTGGGCAAACAAGTCGAATGACCTGCGTGCCATCTTCCGGCTTCCAAAAAATGTCTGAGGAGTCGCCCCCTCGCGTCGTAAGAGCGGAATGTTTTTGCCGCATCTTGTCTAAATCAATACCCATGTATTTCTCCTTTACTGGTTAGTTGACCGTGCATATACTATAACACACCCTCCTAGGGTTTATAGTAATTCTGAATCTTTTTTGTTTCCTAAGAAAAAGGAGGGGCTTAGGCCCCTCCTTCTGGCTGTGCTACAAAACCGGTATCAGTTGATATCAATAATGACCGGCTGGAGTTGTTCCTTCCGGGGAATAGTAACCGACAAGAGACCGTTGTGAAAGTCAGCAGAACAAGCCGTCAGGTCAAGGTTGCTGTCATAGTTCACAAAAGTCTTTTGAAAACTGCGCCGGGCAATGCGGCGGCTCGTGTCGCCTTCGGTAGTTGCCTCTGCTTTCACAGTAAGGCTGCTCTTCTCGGGCTGAATCTCAATGGTGAGATCCTCTTTGCTGAAACCTGCGAGGGCAAACTCAAGGGTTGTGCTCCCGTCTTCGTTGGAGAAAATATCGGCAACAGGATAACCCTGTGTTGACTTTCTCGCTAGTGATGGGAAGTCTCCGAACAGTTCATCAAAGATGCTCCGCCCAAGTAGACTAGGTGTATGGTATTTTACTAAATTGCTCATGTTGTTTCCTCCTTTATAAGCAAGGTTGTTTGTGACTCCGTTAGGCAGTCGCTAGATTGTAAGCACCGCACAGCCACTTACTATCTGTCTATAACTATACTATAGATTTCTTATTTGTCAAGTTTTTATCTTATCCCACACGAGTATCCCCCAATAAAGGGGGGTGTAAAGAACCGCTACAATGACGGTAAGAAGTTTGTAAAGAAGGTTCATGCTATGCCTTTCTGGGAGAACCGGTGACGATTATTCTGTCGGCTCTGTCGGGGGAGGGTCTTCTATTTTAAATATCTTAGCCACTCTGATGGGCTGCACTTTTAACTCGCGGTTCATCGAAAGTAGGATCGTCTCTCTGTAGTTCTCCCAATTGAGCTTGAGGTCTCTTCCGGTTTTTCCCCCGTGCTCGCTGGCAATGGCCAGATTGAGGGCGTTGATGGTGTAAAGAGTGTTGGTCTGCTTTTTGCGATGAACTCGCATTGTAAAAAGGCGCGGGTTGAATTTTTTACCCTTTTCAGGAATGGCGTTATAGGTGAGGATCTTCTTCGTGCTGTCTTCCTTGTCTTCAAACAAGAAGATAAATTTATTGGTGAGGTTTAAGGTATCTGCAATAGCTTGCACTTCCTCCATAATTTGCTCTTCCGACTCGGTAGTTATAAAAGACGCCAAAAGAAATCCCTTTTGGCCGGATGTTGGTTTGCGGGTCATTGATGTGTGCTCTCCCTAGCTAGACGCCCGCTGGGGGACCCCCAGGGGATAAAACGGCTTTCCACCGAAAGCTCTCTTTATATAGATCTTCGGCTTATAAAAGGCTCCCTATTTAATGAGCACTTGAATATCTTTGGAGAAAAAAGTAAGTAATACCATGGTCGTATCAAAGGTGGTGGAATAAACGGAAAAACTAGTGTTTACTCCTTCCTTGGTGAATTTTTTAGTTTGGGTTTTAATTTCCCGCATAAGACTACTATTTTCTTCAAGCTCGTCATGAGGAATTCCATAATAATGGTGTGCATCTTGCTCCCCCTTGAGCGGAAAAAGATATTTTATGTCGGCGTCGGGCTCTAGCGAGGATATGCCAAAGGTTCCGATGCGTGAAATGTCGGCGGGGGGAACCTTGTTACTGAGAACCGGATCCGTGTGATCATAATAATTAACCATAGCGACGGTGGAAGCTATAAAGTTGTAAATGCTCTTATCGTATTCTTTGATTGACACATCCCCCACTACCTCTTCCACCGTGGCGCGATCGACCAAAAACATTCTTTCAAACATTCCGCTGCGGGTGTATTGCTGGAGAATATTAAATACGATCTTGTCGTCGCGCTTCTGCGTAGTGTTGGCTACCTGCCGATCCGGCGCGATATAAAGAACACTTATGTTAGCGTCTCTTATCTGTTCCAATATAGCCAGAGCCATCCCCGACGCGGGATCTCCGCCGCCCACGATAAAAAGAATTTCATCCCCCTCTTTGACACTTCGGAGATAGGCGCTAATTTCCACAGCATCGACGGCTGATTCATATGCCTCGATATCGACGGCGGGCTCTATATCAAGATTTGCCCGGTCTCCGGTGCAAGGATCTGCAATCTTATAGATGCGATATTCCGGGTAACGCGAAAATTCTTCGGCAACCCCGCACCCTGTTCTACCCAGACCAATAATCTTTTCCATTACGTTGGAAACTCCTTAAGGTTCCCCAAGTCGTTGCCGCTGCTCACATTTATTTTAAACCGCCCGAATTTGGTAGACTCCATCAATTGCTTGATATCCCCCAATAGGGCTTCGTCTTTCTGGGAAAAATCAATCACAATAGCGTCATGAATGATACATGCAATGTGAGAGTGGGAGCCCTGAGAACGTAACAGGTGATCGATTTTGAGTGCCTGCAATAAGGTAAGTTCGGCACACGTTGATTGAACAATATAATTCAGAGCATGATGCTCGTCAACGTTGTCAATCTCCTTGCGATAGGGAGTGTATACTTTTTTACCGTCCCAATATTGATCTAAAACCTGTTCTTTGTTGTAGAACTTTTCTAAATGTTTGGAGTAAAGTCTGGTCTCTGCCGACTTGGATCCATAGAGCCACGCAAAAAAAGCCGTCTTTACTTCTTCTCTCGATTTCTTTTTCCCAAAAATCTCGCGGCGGTGGAATTCATGAACATCGTCGGAAGGCTGCGGCATCCCGAGCATCCCCAGGAGCACGCGCACCTCTGCGCCATTAAAGTCTAGCTCTAGGAAATAATCATTCCTCGGCTCCACCACGCTGCGCAGTCTTTTTTTGAGTGTGAGAATCGGAAAAGAATTTCGGCGGGTAGTAAGTCGCCCCGTCTTAGTTCCGAATTGATTATAGCGAATATAAGGAGGCGCTCCCAACAGGCGGCGAATTGGGCCGTCGCGGGGCTCTCCGCTAATAAAAGCCTTCAGTCGCTGGTCGTTGATTTTGAGCGGGCGGTTGGAAATGTCTTCCAAAAGCTGACACACTTTCAAGAGATACTCGTATCGCTGAGGGCGTTCGTAATGAGTGATCACATAATCAGTGATGATATTCTTCACCTCGCAAAAGTCAGCTAAAAAGCGCGTGGGAATAAGGTCAAAAATACAGTGGCTGTCTATATCCACTTTCCCAATGCCCAACGAACGTCGAAATGCCAGAAGCCGAGCGGCTACCTCATTCCAATCCTCTCTCAGGTATTCGGGGATCACTTCCTCCATCTTCTTGTCTTGTACATATAAGTTGGCATATTCAATCTCGCCGCGGTCGCGGAGGTATTCCGAATATTTCCATGTCTTTGACATGTGCGCCGGAAAGTCGGCGGCGTCGAAATGCAGGGAACCGTTGCAATAAATCCCCACGCATTCCGATTTATCGTCTAGCGTTTGAAATAGCATTTAATACTTTCTTAACGATTATTTATATCACCAATCGTGAGCTTTGTTAAGTTGTTGGTAGTAACGCCTGCAAACGTCTCCTTCTGAAGATACCGCAACGCTTGAAAATACTTGTCGCTGGCATCCCCCGGCGTAAAATAATACACATTCAAGATATCACGAAGCTCTCGCGTCCTTTTCGGCGCGCTTTTCACGATCCCTTTTTCGAGCAGACGCAAATTATAATACGCCTTCAGCGCCCACTTATCGCCGTAAGCGCCGGACTGGGAGTTGAAAATGTTTTCTCCTACCAGAGCCCGCTCCACCACCCGGCTTCCTCCTGCTGGGCATTCGGCATCAGGAAGACGAGGAGTCACGCTGTAGGGATTGCTCGTTACAAACCGATTATGAAAATCGAGGAGATAAAGTTTTAAAATATCCATATCCTTTTGCCAGGTAAGATCGTAGGCTCCCTCAAAAAGAATCGGTACCGCTGCGTTGAAATCCTGTAACAGCCCCGAATAAGCTGGATATCCCCACGCATGGCGAATAACATTTTCCAAGCCTGGAATTGCCGAGAAGCCATATGCGTCAGGAGTGTCCACTCCCGTTAGAATAGGCAGGTCGCAGTGCCCCGCGTCGTCCCGCGAATCTACGAGGTCTTGATTCATGTAAACCCCTATCATATACTCCCACATAGCCGGATTGGAAATATCGGCGACCAATCTCCAAGGAGCATTTTTATCAAACGTAAATCCATATTGGGAAGCTATCCCCGTCACAAGCTTATAGTTATCATCGTAGATGTATTTTTTCAATTTCGGTAAATCAGTGCCATGATCGTCCGTCGAAATTTCGATGGCCAGCCCGGTGTTGAGAGGCGAGCAATATATACTTTCCACAAAACCAGAGAAAGTAAGAGGACCTCCCTTCCGAATAACTCCCTCACAAAAGCTTGTCAGCACCTTCAGATACGAATCCACGTCTGTAAACTGAGTAATGTTCTTTTGAGAGGTCATGTAAATGTCAGCAAACGAAGCATAAACGTCGCTTACCATGTAGTCGTGATATGCATCATAAGCACAGCGCCAACCTTTGGCTGCGCGGGGGTTTGCCCACGGGCTATCTTCAGCTAAAATCCCTGCCTGTCTAAGTTGCCGGATCCGATCAACAAAGTCACCCCAGGCGTCGGCGACAAAGTCAAGCGCAAAGAGGGTGCCCGCCTGAGAGTTTTTTAATTGCTTGAGCGACGATTCCTTCACGACTGCGGGGTATCCGTCGGCGTTTATCCTCCCATAATATTTATCTTCGGCCCAAAAATCTAAATAATTCATAGTTCCCAAAGTAGGGTAAACAAAATCACGGTATTTTTGACGATAATAAAATGTCTCAGCGCACCCTAACGTGTTCGAACCGTAGGTGAGGAGGGGAGTATCGTGCGGCGCTTTTTTAGGCATCGTGTGCTCCCTTACCCGAACAGGTCCCACGGTGCCATTTCAAAAAAGCACGTTAGCCGAGTTTCGTATTTCTCCGGAGTGATGGTGTTTTCGGATTTGACTACCCGATAGTAACCCCCTAACTTTAGTTCTCGCGCTACCATCGTTCCCAATCCCATGTCCGCGTTAATATACACCAATTGCCCATTTTGAAACAAGGTGTTTCCCACCATGGTCAAGGTAACGTCTTGGGGAAGGACCAGGGCTTTACTATAATTTGCGCTGACAATAGTCATCGCCTTCATGTAGGGGATTTTCTTTTCAGAAAAAGACCATGACTTGACGAGTCCGCGATCCGTTCCAAGGAGTAAGTGGTAGATCCCCGCCGCCTCATCCTCCGTGCGATCGCCGTTCCTCCGGGGAGACACGGGCGTCCCAATCAGCCAATATTGGTAGGAGGGAGCGAAAGGATTATTAGGTGGCGATTTCGAAATCGCCCGCAATTCGTCTTCCCTATAAACTTTTCCAGGCACAATCTTCCGAGAGGTGCGCGCTACGGTTATATCAAACTTAATGTTTGAGAGACTAGTCTGCCCTGATTGGAGTTTGGCGGCGAGCACAGGCTCTACCAAATCCCTCAAGAGTCCGCGCGTAAATTCTCTAAAGCCGATGTGCGTTCGTTCTGCTTGAACGATGGTCTGTAGGAACCACTGTCCAAAATATTCGATCGAAATGGGAATGTCTGCGAGAGAAAAATTCTCAGCGGTGGTGGCTGGAACTCCGAGTTGGCTGGGGGTGATGCTGCCGAGCACTACTCCATAATCTTTGCGGGAAACGCCCGCTTCAAAAGCGGCGTCGATAATATCCCCAAGGCGCATATAATAGAGGTTAACGCGGTTAAGACTTCCCACACTCCAAACAACATCCGAGTATGCGTCAATCACGACCTCCGGATCTAAGAAGCCCACTTGGGTGGACGATGGCTTTTTCTCCTCCTTATCCTTGGTTTCCGTCGCAGCGGTCTGGAATCTTTTTACCGCATTCATCATCTGCCTTGCCGTTCGTTCAGCAGCCCCAGTTGGTGCGTATGGAATAAAACGAAATTGCTGCTGCGGGTGACCGTCTAGCCTGATTGTGCCCTGCTTTGAGGTTGCCGCCCTGAACGGACTAATCCGTTCGAGACCAGCCACAAATAGTCTCTTTTTGGCAAAAAGGCGCGTCAGAAACCCCGCATACTTAGTTTTGCGGGTAGCGGATTCAACGTATTCACGAAGTAGCTGTAGGGTTTGACCCTGCTTTATGTAGCCTTCTATCTTTCGCTTGTTCTCGTCGTAACTCGGCTCCCCGGCAACTACAGGACGTTTTTTGTTCAGCATGGCCGCCACTTGTCTAATCTTCTGGTTCGTCGTTATTTCATACTCGATGCCCTCTAGGCTGAGGGGCACCACGGGTTCGTCTATAGATTGGTAGCCCAGGACAGTTCCCATATTCTGCTCCTTTGTAAGGCGCAGGATATTGCCTGATTTTTGTATCGCCTTATATACATATCCGTTGAGCATGACCCTGCCGCTTTCCGCGAGGGATCGTGGCGGCGTTGAGTCAGAATCCGATTTGGTTGCCCCCAGAAAGAGAGGAACATCAACGGGTTTCTTCTGTAGGGCTTTGGCAGCGGCACCCACACTCAGCACGTCAGATCTTTTTGTGTCGGCTAAAAGGTGCCCTATGCTTCCCCCAAAACTAAGCTTAAGGTCTACTTGCCCCTCTTGGCGAAAATCTAGTTTGTAGGTAAAAAGATTTAACGTAATGAGGCGTTGTGTTGCCTCTAGGGCGCTAAGGAAATCATCATCTACTCCTGTGGGGAAGTGTGTTCCTTCGGGTCGTGCCCAGCCCACCAACACCTTGATTGACGTGAAGGCAAGATTTTTATCTTTTATTTCTGCTTCCCCGGTCTCCTCTAAATTACCCCGCGTTGCCATCATCAGTTTGCGCATCCCTATTTCCCGCTGGAGGTTCTGCATCGTCTGACTGACTGATAGGTCGGGTTTTCCCGGCACCTTTCCGGCGAGCCGAGCGTCGGTGGGCGTGGGCTTTTTCCCGCTCGTAAACAAAAAGGCGAGGTATTTATCATTTATCATGTCGGCAGCCGAACCAAAATGAATCGTCAGTTCAGCCTTAAGAACATTTTCCCCGGAGCTTTTATTATCATATACCCAATTAAAATCTTTAATACCCACATCTGTGCCCTCGGTAGCGCGACTCTTGAGTATGTCTTTTGCCGCGCTGTCGCCTACTGCGCCAGCGCGCGCTTTAGATAGAGCAATCACTTGAGACCCCAGCGTGTGATCCGGAAACACGATCTCTTCTGTAACCTCACGCTTGTGAGGATCGACCATGGTCGGATCGGTGGTGACATAAAAAAATCGAAGTTTTGGGATTAGGAGCCCTAGTGCCGCGGGAGTTGCATGAACAAAGCCGCTAGAAGCTCCGGCGGTGGGGCTGGTCAGCAAGTTTGTAAATGCCGAGGGATCTCCAATATAAGAACTGACTGCCTTGAGCGGGTTTTTTTCTTTAGCCACCCCGTTAAACGCAACCAAAGCCCCCATGTTTTCAAGTAAAAGGCGTTGGGCGTCTTTAATTTTGAGGGCTACCTCCTCCGAGGCGCTCGGCGTTGGGGGTTTTTCGGGCTCGACTTTGTCGTTTTCCTCCGCCCATGCTTTTCTGCGAGGGTTGAGCTTTTCGTTCATAGCCTTCTGGCCTTGGGCGACTTCCTCCCGAGTTTCAGTCTTACCACTATTAATGTTATAAGTGGTACCCGCTTGCATCATTTCAAGATTTTTCTTATGGAAGTCTTTCAGTGACTGTCTATACTTTTTCCACTCGTCGGGACTATACACGCAGTACCACTCGCCGTTGATCTGGGTGCAGTCATGTCGCTTGTCAAGCTTAAAAGAATTAGAGAAAAAAAGCTTACCTTTCCTTCGATAGTTGGGTGGGGGTGTCTCGCTACCAGGCTTCCACACCGGCTTCCCCGGCTTGATCGCATCTTGGCGCTTGGGGGTCTCGCGGTTGCGCATGACCCAATTGCCCTCGCCGCTGCGCCCACCCGTTCGCTGGCCACCGAGAAAATACTGGGACTCGAAGGCGCGTAAGCTCCCCGGCAAGCCCAACTCTGTCCAGTTCGACGCCGTTAATATCTTATATAGAGGACCCTGCCACGCCATCTTCTCTACCTTCCCTCAAAAAATTCAAGCACCTCTGCAAGAGGCAGTGGAATATAGACAATGTCGCCGATCTTGAAGTGTGCTTCGGTAGGTTTTTTGTTGAACCACGCGAGAATCCACCACAACTCAGCATAACCATAATACTCGTGGGCTAGATTATAAAGCTTATCCGTTGCACCCCAGCGAATCGGGGTGGAACTAATAGAAGAAATTTGCGCGTTGGTAGGATAGTTCAGGCGAGCGGTCTTATACTGGATAATTTGATTTACATCGCGGTCTCTAAAGAACTGATCGCGATAAGCTCGGTTATCGTTAATGAACATGTCTCTACCGTCGTATCTAGAATATGGCATAGCTTAGGGTCAGTAAACCCCTCCCCCTCCGCGCAGTGCGCTCTTGGGCTTTGCACCCGGTTTCAAGTTAAGTAAGCCGCCCTTAGCGTTGTGCTCTTTGACTAGCTGCGCATTAGTTTTTGATGCCTGCGCTGGCTGTAAGACTGCCGCGTTTGCTTGGGCGGCTGCGGCGGGGCCTTGGCGCTGAGCCATTGGCTTTTCCGGCGCAGGCGTCGCGGTTGATCCATCAGGCTTTTTGGGGATCGGCGCGGCGCTTTTGGGTGGTGGCGGCGTGAGACCTTCCCCCGTCCCCGGCACTCCATAGGGGAAACCTTGTTGTTCTCCTCCCCGCAAATAGTAATCCGACCCCCGTTTTACCCAGCCGAGGGGGTGCTCATGCAATACGGTCATTTCAAAATTAAGGCGAATAGCTTTAGGGTAATATTCCACCCCGTCGCCTTCATCATCATACCCCATTGACCACACAAACATGCCCGCATCCATTTCCGGGTCCATGGTAAAGCCGTTAACATATCCGAGTAAGCCGCCGCCTGTGGCAGAATCTTGAATCAAGTTGCCAAACTTAACCCGCAGTAAGGGTGCCATATTAATATTGGCTCCTGTTCCAGCTTCATAAAGAGGATATAAAAATTGCAGCAGTGTATTAACATTGTTCAGATTATCGACTGCGGCTTCAGCCGACTCCGCCGGAATCATCCATGATACGGAGACCGCGCGTCGTGTTGATTGGAAGGTGGCAATCGGATCCATTCTTCCATATACTTGCTCGGATGACCATTCAGAATTATAGGCATCACTAAAACTGTCGAGAAAAGCTGGGAACTCAACAAACAATCCTGTGGGGAGGTGCTCTATTTCGAGCATCATTTCCTGTCCATGGGCAAGATTTTCGACCCCCGCCAGCCTTAATTGGTTATAGGGAGGGGGCTGTGATGTTACAAGACTCCCCAGCGTGGGGGAGGGGGCTTTAGTTCGGTCAGACGTAACCTGCTTTATTCCTTTTTTTGTGCGGCCGCTTGACATTATCTATTTCCTCCTAGGCAGTTGTCAAATTATATTTAGTATTGATTAGATCCGCAACCACATTACCAAGCTCACGTTCGTTAAGCATCAGCTTGATGTTCCTAGAAGCTGCTTGGGATTTAAGAGCAGATTCAACCGCTTTAGAGACCTCTTTCCCGATCTCTTTTGCCATTGCTCGGGAGTCTTGGGTAGCACCCCCACCCTTACCACCTAGCAACGAAGTTCCTCCCATAATAATGTCGTCTTTGTGGAAGGGAGTAACTTTATTCCCGCGCATAATAAAGTCGCTTTGCGTCTGCTCCCGCGACATGGCAGCAGCGTCGATGGCCATCGATGCTGCGGTGCCGAGTCCCGGCACCATAGAGGCTGCGCCGGAGGCGATTTCCAGCCCTGCGCCGGTAAAATCTCCTTGGAGAAGTTTTTGAAGAGCCATGCCTCCGCCTACGAGCAGGCCAATACCGGGCAGCTTCTTTGATAGTTTCATAGCTCCCCCCAGGATCCCGCTGAATTTTCCAAAGAATCCTTTGCCTTTCTTGAGGGTGCTTCCTAATCCTTTAATTTTTCCCCATAAGCCTCCCATACCCTTTTTCATCCTGCCGGGGCCCTTTTGGGGGCGGGATTTGCGGAGGCCCGGGTCGTTGTCACCCATAACGGGGGGTGCGCCGGCAGTGATCGCTTGGGGTATGGATGCACTTGCGAAAGGATTAGTGCCTGACGCTGTTTTCATCAGCGTCGTGATGTCGCCCATCGTCTTCCACATCTTGCGCATTTGGGAGCCGGCGAGAATGATCCCCCCAACAAATTTTACCAACAAGAGACCCCCGATTACGAGAAGCCAGTTTTTAATTGTTGACCCCCACTTCTCGATTGATGCGGGGTCGAACTTTTTGGCGACGTCGCTGAGGTATTCAAGGAATTTCTCTAGTTTAGGAGCCATCTTCTCGAATAAGTTTTCCATAATCCCTCTGAACTTATCTGTGAGAGAGTTCATCTTCTCCATTCTTTCGTTGATTCCTTTTTGTTCCGCTTTATATTTCGCAAGATCAGCAGGCGTGCCGAACAACCTCGATGCGGTGTCTACATCCACCTTCATGATCTCCGCAACTGCTTTTTTCTCCCACCGGTTCATGTCGGCAAAGTTTTTGCCGCGCATCCTAAACTCAGCGCGCAACATATCAATTCTCTCGGATTCGCTAGCCTTCATCAGTTCGATAGAGTTAAGGCGTAGCCCCAACTGAGCGTTAAGTTTTCCTGCTAGATCGGAAGCACCTTCAAAGGTATCCATTTGCTCACCGATATCAAACATCTGCTTAACGCTCACTCCTAGGGAGCGTGCCTGGCGAGCTAATTTTCTAAATTCTATGGTTCCTCTCCTACCAAATTTGGCTAGCTGGGGTGCCATCGCCGCAAAATCTTTCACGATCTGACCGGTGGGAAGACCTACCGACTGTGCCAGGGTGTCAAATTCCAGAGTGGTCTTGGCTGCTGCCGTTGCACTCATGTTCATCCCACGACTCAGATAGTCAATGGATTTACCGACGTCTCCGGCGTCTGCTCCAAGTCCCTGAAGGGCAATAGTCGTATCCACCATTGCCGATTGAGCCGCGTCGCCGGCACCGGCAAAGAGCGTAATGCTGGCGTTGGCACTGGAAATAGCTTTGCCGGTGTCAGCCATAGACTGACCAAAGCGATTGGCGGTC